ATTGTTTCCATCTGGAATCTGAGGTTACCACGAAAGAATCGGCATTGTTGCGAGGTTTTTCTCAAGGTCAAAAACTGTCCATGTGCATTTAAGATTTCCCACAAAAAAGAAACCCCTTCTGATGAGCCAGAAAGGGTTTTTTGCGAACTAGAATATCAAGGGTCTTTTTTAAGACTTAATTCCTAGATTCTTGGTAGGGGGATAGTGGGTCTAGAGTTTCAACTCCACTGGATACCCGTCTACGACAAAGGATTCAACGAGAACCCATGTGAGTTAATGATTTCATCGTTCGGATTTCGTCAGCGTATGTGAGGGCTGGAACTTTCGAGGTGCGATTGAAGTATTCGGTTTTGAGGTCTTTGATTGTGGGAGTGTGTTCAAACACAAAGAAAACACGATGACCTTCCCTCTCGGTGTCTATCAATTGAACACCAGCCACCTTCAAGTAGGCTGCATAGTATAAATCACTTGTTCGGTATCGTCCGTCTTGTACTTGTTGTCGTTTGTTGGGGTACATGTATTTTCTCCACAAAAAAGGGCGTTGATTTCTCAACACCCTTTGTTTATCGAATGGTTATTGAACCTTACACAACAGTACCGTCTGCAAGATACACTACCAAGTCACCAGCATCCGAGAATGTACGGAGGAAACCTTCTCCAAGAGAAGCCTCAACACGGTCACGCAAGTATATTCTGCGTTTCCCACCGAGTAAACGGTGATTCCCAACAATACCAGTTTCAGTGAAAGCACTGTCTGTTCCCACAAGGATACGAATGATCTCTTCAATGCTTGCTGTTCCGTTAAGAACATCCCCACCAAGACCGAACGCAGTGTTGATTGTGGCTTCCGTGATATCCCCACCAATCAATCCGATGATAGCAGTCGCACCAGCGTCTGCATCAGCAGCATCAGCACCGAAAACAGCAGCAGTATCAGTAAGATATGCACTCAAAGTCGCTTGATAAGATGAAGCCACTGCTGGCAAGTAGAACCCAATCTGGCGAGATACGGGTGTCTCATTGACAACTGGAAGGTCAGACACATATTGCCCTACAAGAGCAGAACTATTATTTACTACAAAAATCTCAGCCATTGGATTCTCCTAATTATGAGTGAGCGACAGAGCCGTCAAGTGAATAGATAATGATTGATCCAGCATCCAATTGAGCACGAAGGAAGCCTTCATGAATTGAAGCATCAACACGGTCACGGGTATAGATTCTGCGAGTAGTTCCACCCAAGATTCGGTGGTTACCAAGATTTGCAGATTCTTCAATCATACCATCAGAACTGTTAGCACCAACAAGGATACGAAGAACATCTTCAACAGAACCAGTTCCGTAGTCCTTAGCAATTGAAGCAGCATCAAGAGCAGTTCCAGCAGCAACTGCACCAGCGATGTCTGCATAAACAGCAGTCGCACCGACAGCAGTCAGATACTCAGTGATTTCTGCTTCGTAACCACTGTACAAAGAAGCGATATAGAATTGGATTTGACGAGCAACGGGGGCAGAATTGGTTACGGGAAGGTCAGAAACCAACGCTCCATTAAGTCCCGCTGATTTATTTACAACAAAGATTTCAGCCATTTTTTTCTCCTAGAATATTTTTGATAGGGGTATTCGTTAATAAGAGTACTTTATCGAACGAATAACGAGATTAAGATTTCGCCCCCATCAAACAAGGAGGCAATTAAAAAGGAATATAGAAAGATTATCCATCTATGGGGTCAAGCGAACAAGTGAGGAACAGATTGAACTCCGTTGCACCAGCACCAGCCGAAGCGAAGTACAACTGATTGTTGGCGATAGAAAAGAGATTGAATATCTGTCCCTTTGGAACTAGGACATAAGGCATCCCTTTATTGGGGGAATACAGTAAATCGTGTGTTGCTGCTGAAGGGACATGCAATCGGAAGAAGTTCAGATAGTTCGGAACTACGAAGGTCATGTCTGTCGGGTGGGGGAGAGAACCAACGGATACACTCCCGTGATTATCCACTGTGTCAGATGTCACGGTGATCGCCCCACTTGGATACATAAAAAAGTTCGGGGGAGGGATGATAAGAATCTCAGATAAAGATAGAGCCGTGCCAGATTTATCTACTTCTTGCACTCGGACATACATCTGTTGTTCATCGGTGGCTGTGTTCGTAGTTGGGTCATAATAATCCATTGGGTCAAAGACGAACCGAGTGATCTTACTATTGACCCCTAGTTCGTAATTAGGATTACGAGACTTCTTGATACTGGGCGACAAGAAGGTTTTGTTGTGCCGAACTTCAAATATCTCAACGAGGGCTGTTGGGTCGTAGGCATTATCCAATGTGTTTGCTAGGAACACCTTGTACGAGCCAACCCCTTCACGGAGAGGGATCACCACATTGATATAGTTTTTCTTTCTTTCGGATAATGTAATCATTTGCTTTTCTCCTTTCTGACATAAGTGTCATAACCAGATGTGTCCTTGCCCTTCGACCGAGCAAGTTCTCTCGCCTCAACCCAAGTGTCAGTCCGTTCCCCATCTACATTGGGTTGGATTGTCATTGTTTTCATTTCATTAGAATCACGAACGAACTCACGCTCTTTAGGAGCAATGCGAGCATTCTTTCTTTTCATCTGCCCACGAATCTTGATGTTCTTGCCAGTCCAACCGTCACCCTCTAGGACAACACTCATAGGTGAAAAGACCCTTGTGTTATCCAAACTTTGACACGAAGTACAAGGGTGTGTCGTTCGGTCACCCATTCGGAGTTTCAAATCGAAGTCGGTATCACAAGATTTACAATGAAATGTATATGTGGGCATTAAGGTTCTCCTATGAGTATTTAAGTATCAAACAAATAACGAGAAGCGACTCGCTGTATACTACTACCCACAATGTTATCAAATACTGCCACGATATGCTTACATACCAAGTTCTTTCCCTCTGGGTCACGCTTAGTGGGTTCGGCTAAGTTCCCCTTCGCTTTGCCATACAGAAACTTTTGCTTGTTGGCGTGATATTCACTCCCTTGAAAAACAAAAGCATCACACGAACACCGAACCTTCACATGATTTCCTCGAAACTCCACATCAATAGTGTAAGCCTTTGAACCCTTCACCTCATACTGAACCACTTTCCCCTCTTGACCCTTGAGTGTTGGATTCACACCCCTAGCACGACCAAGAATCTTCTTGTCGGTTTGAGATAGGATTTCTGGGATGGTTTTAGCGATTTTCATAAGAAGGTACTCGTGGCATTTCTCTGAGGAGGGATGGGTTCAAAAAAACTAGGTTCGACCCCACTCGCCAATGTAATCTGACAAATGTGTTCCAATCTCTCAATGTGTTCAAAGGCATCCCAAGGATTCTTCGCCACTGCACAAACACCATGACCCCTCTGACCAACGATGTCGTAAGAAACACCCCCTTTGTCGGTCACCCTAAAGGCTTGGGCTGTCGCAACGGCTAGTTCGGGGGATATCACGGGAAGAATAGGCACTGTCCGACCAACCCTCGTATATCTTGATAGTTCTGGGAAATGATTTGAAAGTTTTTGGAGATCGAAACCCCTCAACATAGCCGCAATTGTATATGTCGGATGAAGATGGACTACTGATCTGGTCTTGGCGTAAGACTTTTGGAGAAGCCAGTGCATCTCTAGTTCGCCACTTGCGTTCTGTGACTCAGACAGATTCAGAAGGTCACCATTGGTCTTGATACGAACAATATGTTCGGGATGAAGAATAGTCTTTCTCCAACCAGACGGTGTGATGTATAAAGTATCTCTCTCTTTCATCATCACTGAGATATTGCCATCACGGGTGGTTATCCAACCACGCTCGTAAGCAGTCCTCATTACATCGCCCATAGCCGTTAACATACAGTGTAAGTCCTTGAAAAGATAGAAGAAAATGGAGACAGTGAGATTCGAACTCACGACTTTCACCTTGCAAGGGTGACACTCTCCCAACTGAGTTATGCCCCCATATTCTTCTCTATATATGATTATAGACGAACTATTCAGACCACTTGGTCTTAACATAATCATCAATCACATCAGCGACCAAATACTCGTATCGACTATGAACATAATAATGGTGTGTAGGGCAAAGAGGCACAAGGTTCTTTGGGTCGTCATTGTGGTGATTTCTATCATAATGATGAACGGCTACAATTTTGTCCTCACCACAGACCACACAAATCATATCGTGGTGTGCTTTGCAAATAGAAACATAAGTTCTTGTACCCTTGCCATAATGGTCTGGCATAATCTCTTTGATCCCACCCATACGCTGTGCTTCATCTTTACACTTTCGTTCACAGAAGAACAAACCCGATTTTGAGTTCCGTTTCTTACTAGCATTTTTATAGAACTCTTTCCCACAGTTGGCACAAGAAACATTGGGCTGGGGTTTTTCTCTTTGGGCTACACGATGTTGCGAACAACAACTACGGGAACAGAACTTTCCGTTGCCTCGTTTAACTTCGGTCTTAACTGCCATGAACTTCTCACCACAGTTCAAACAGTCTTTCTCAATCTTGCTGATCATAAACACCTCTGTATGGAATAAAAAAGATTTGGGCAAACCCCTCTCTCTCCATATTGGATCGTCATATAAAAGAACGACTGAAGATCGATCACTGCCCCATTATCCCCAAGCCGATAAACCTCATCACGGGAACTGCCATGCTGTTTCCCAATGCTTTGTATCGAGAACTCATGGGGCATTTCTCTTTGCTCTTGCCCCGATAAGAAATCTCAGTCCAGTTATCGGGGAAGCCTTGAAGTCTTTCACATTCTAGGGGGGTGAGTCTGCGAACTTTTGCGGTTAGACGAACAGCATCAGAACCCCTCATTTCATTCACGGAAGGAGCAATGCCAGCCATCTCTGATTGAGATTCTAGTACAAGGGGGGTATTCCCACCACCAGTCCCATACATTGCCGTGACAGTGCTACCAATATTTTTTGGCCCCTTAATTCTACTATCTTGTTGGTGATGCTCATAGTATTCACCAACACTCTCTACAATGCGAGTGTCAGACACACCACCAGTTGTTATGGCATTACTTGTATTTGTTTCATTGATATAACAGCCACCGTGTGGTCTATCTTTCCTTCTGCCGTTCGCATCATTGAATGTGATATTGTAGGCTATTTGTGGGCTATCGTTTCCAATGCTTCCTTCAACTGGGTGGGGATTGTTTTCCCTCGCTTTTCGGCACGAGACAAGATCCCTTGTGATGCCCTCTTGCTCAAATAATATGTCGAAGGCACGGTTGTTTTCTCCAAGACTTCCGACAAGGAAGACTCTACGCCTTCTTTGGGGGACTCCGAAGTGTTGTGCATCCAACACTCTCCAGCACAAACTATACCCGATGTCAACCATTTCCCCGATGAGGGAAGAAAAGTCTTTTCCTCCGTTGCTTGAAAGTGCTCCAATGACATTTTCCCAGATGAAGTACTTCGGGAGTACGGCTCGAACAACTCGGCAATATTCAAACATAAGATTGCCTCTCGGATCTTTGAGTCCAAGTCGTTTTCCAGCGAGAGAGAAGGATTGACAAGGACTTCCGCCAACCACGATGTCAATTCCTCCGTGTCTATGTTTGAGATCATTTAATTGCTCCTCTGTGATTTTTGTGATGTCACCCAAATTAGGTACATTGGGGAAACGATTCTTTAAGACCTCGCAAGGGAAGGGGTCAATTTCACTGACACCGACACAAGACCATCCGAAGTCCTTCCAAGCGACACTTGCTGCCTCAATACCACTAAACAAAGAGAGATATTTATAGGCTTTTTTATCCGTTGGTTTTTTTGCGTGAGTGATAATCATTCTTCCACCGAGTTTCAAAGATATATTCTACTATACCGTTCGTGGTAAAAAGGCTACCTTGAGATTCTTAGCGAAAATGCCCAGTGATAACATCATAGTGTTCTTCACCATTGAATAGAACCTCTTCTCTGTTGTGTCTTTGTGGCTCTTTCCCCTCCCAAGTCTTATCATCAATGATTATCTGCACCATCTCAGTCCAAGTGTAATCATTCCCATACTCATCGAAGATACGCACCACGCTATCCCCCATTAGGAAAGCAGTCCATCTCCCTAGATCCATAAGGGCATACTTTGCATTTGCGTGTAGCGAGAAACACCAACCATAGGATCTCTTCCCAATGTGGTGCAACTCACAATTGTGTGGAGTATCAATGGCAACTTTCATATAAAAATTAGTACCCATTGTTTCTTCCTTGTTGGGGTTATTCACCCATTCAAGAAGCGATAAGCCACTCGTATACTCGCTTTGACATACTGCCCTTGAGGTACGACTCTCGATGAGTTTCCGATGTCTGACGGCTCTCTTGAGGTGTCTTGCCTCTCACTGGGCTTTCGGTTTCTATTGGGGAGGTCTCTTTTCCAATAGCCATTCCCACCAGAGGGGGAGTAAGGCACACCACTTGGGACATACAACTCGTCTGTCTTCGGTGGTCGGATTTCGTACAAACCCATGTCTGCCATCACACTTTGTATTGCTTCCAAGTTCATATCAGTGGCTCTCTTTTTGTAATATCCTCTCTGTCTTTTTCGAGTGGATGGATTCCGTTTCCGTTGTCTTCGATTATAATCTCTGTCATATTTCTGACGATTGAGTATCTCTTTCGGCTTCCGTTTAACTCTCTCTACTTTCTTAGTTTTGGAGTTGTATTGATACTTGTTTCTTTTGTTGCCTCTCGAACGATTTCTCAATCTTTTTGATCTAGTTCGGACATTTCTAGGGCGTGTTCTCACACGACCTTTTGATGGTCTGCGTTTCCCTTTCCATCTCCGAGAAGTCGCCTCTATTTCTTCGGCTGTGAGTCCTTCATCATCAAAGTCGTCATCTAGTTCGTCAAACTCTCCGAGATAAACATCGGAGATGGCTTCAATAGATTCGGCTAGTTCCTCTGAGCCAGTTCGCTGATCGACACGATGTCTGAGAGTATTCACTCCATTCTGATAAGGATGCCCATACTGCTCACCCTCTGCTGGAACAGTCCTATGCTTGATTTCTTTGGCTGTCCCATCGGGAACATTGAAATAAGTGGGGCCGAGATGAGAAACATTGTCTTTCTTATTACTATCTTCACGAGAAGGAGAACGAGGTGTCGCCTTATCGGGAGGCAAGACACTCTGAGGGGTTCTATCTGTGTCTGTGGGTGTCCCACGACTAGATTCATCCCGTACAAAGGTTCTCTGACCCGACAGTTCGCTGGGTAATTTAGAAAGGGCTTCTTTTTTCATTTATCGGTATCCAAGAATCTTTGAGCGACATTAGAAGACATCTTTGAAAAAGACGGATTCAATAAGTCAGCCCGTTGGATACTTTCTTCCACCATTTCTCTATCGTGGATAGGAAGGCGTTGTTTGAGATGAGCATCCCCCATCTTCGCTAAAGCGTAAGAAGTTCTATCAAGTGTTTGTTCTATCCTATCAAGACGGGAAGGCACACCCATAATGATATCTCCAGCCACTTGATACAGATGGTCTTTGGCAACAGATTGCTCAATGAGAGCCATAGCACGATTGACGAGGTGTCTTAACCGATAGGCTTCAACTCTCGCAGAGGAAACACCCTCACTTAATAACGCCCAAGAAGCGTAGGAACTTGTTGCTTTTTTCTTCATAATAAAAAACCCCTCATCAAGATAATACTCAATGAGAGGAATATATCGAATGAATAACGAGAGGTTCTATGCAAGAGCATCGTTGATGCGTTTTTTGACGGAGTCAGTTTCGATATCCATGACTTTAGCGAACTTGGTGGGATTGGTTGTCGCTAGTTCGAGAGCCAACTTGACTCGCTTGGTGTAATGGAGTTTCTTATCCCAGTTCAAAGCAGAAGATTCTTGAACTGGGGTCTCTGGGGTAGCGGCATTGGGGAGTAATTCAGTGAGTTTCTCACCTACGATTGCCTCTTGAACATCACCAGTGGCTACGGGCGTGGCGATTTTCTTGATATCGGCTTTCGGGAGAGGTTTCTCCAAACGAGAGAGTTGTTCTTGAACGGCTTGAGTGTCAGCAAGATTGACCTTCTGCTTGGCTTGGGTTTTGATTGTCCCAACAGAGATGGCTTCTTGTGCCTCAACATTCCGATTGGCGGTCTGGGTGCTACTCTGCACTGTCCCAACCACCCGTTCTTCGTCAGCGATTGTCTGAACAACCATTTCAGTTCTATCTGAATCTTCCTCTTGTGTGAGGGCTGTCTTAATTCGAACTCCCGAGGGCTTTGGGGCGTATTTTGAAGTGGTGTCCGTAGCCACGACAAACCAACCAGCACGAATTGCTCCTTTCAAAGCACTCAACTGATGTTCGTGTCCACCTAGTTTTAGAGTCTGACCATCGAACTCAATGACATCATCTTCTAAAACATCCTCTCCGATTTGACCGAGATGGATTTTGGTGGTGGCACGCAAAGATATAAAGTTTCCTTTCATGAATTGCATTGTTTTCTCCTATGCGAGTGTTGTACAATGCAATATACCCATCAAAGTCAAACACCATTGAAAATCTGTTGATCCGTAATAAACACCATCTGAGTGGGAGAGACAGCAAAGCCGACAGATACAACCACACCACTGTTTGGTGGCGTGTTGGACACCTTACCCCCATCTATGGCATAAACGGCTGTGTTCGGTACGAGAGGGGCATCCGTAAGGGGTGTGACACGAGAACCCCGTGTCACGAGATACTTCCCTTCATTACCCGAAACCACACCAAACTTGGCAAAGCCTAACAAACGGTCTGCGTTCTGTGGATTTGTGAGAACCACTTCAACGATATCTTGATCGTTTCGGGTGAGGGACACTAATGCCCCAAGAGGAATATCCTCACTCGCTGGTAACGAGAATGGGAACTCCTCTGTGAGAATCGCTGTGTTCTTTCTAGCGATAGGCATAGTTCACTCTTCCTCAAAGCGTGCTTCTTCGAGATACTTGGTGACCTCGTCTAAAGCATAACAGAACATAGCACTAGCGAGGGCGAACCCCACCATGTGTTGTGGGTTGAATATTGGCAACGACCAAAGGAGGTACGACAACCACCCAGCGTGGAAACCCGAACAGTAAGTGCAAGCAAGAAGGGAGTCCGTGAACTCAGTTTTCCCGTGTAAGAACTTGACCTTATGTTGCATACCGAAACAGATTCCAGATGCCGTTAAAAGAATGATGAACATTTCCATGATAAAACTCCTTATTTAGTTTTCTTTCGTGATGATTTTCTTCGGGAAGAAGTCTTCCGTTCTTCTGTGAAATCTGACCGACTAGACGATTTCCCTTTGGTGGGGGTCAAGCGACAACATGATGTCTTTGCCGTCTGTGCAAAAATCTCGATGGTGTCAGCCACTCCGTCATCGTTACAATCGAAACCAAGATCGATTTCAATCTCATTGAGTGCCTCCATCAAGAGTGTCAGTTCCTCTTGTTCAGAGAGGGAACTCAGCCCAGAACTAACACGGACATGTAAACGGTTAATTCGCTTGATGGCTTCACCCAAACCAAGTTTCATTTCTTTACGATTAGATATTTTCATATTGTATCCTCCATATAAAAAGCCCTCGTATAGAGAAAATACTCAATACGAGGGCTAGGGAAATCTCTTTCAAGAGAGCAGCCCCCCCGAAGAAGGACTACTCAAGTTCAAAAAATCAACCTTTATGCTTCGTTCGCCATGTGCTTCATGTCGATCAAAACAGCACAATCAGAGAAAGCAGCACCAGTGGCGACAATCATACCGATTTTGTGAATTGAAACATAATCAGCAGATGCAGCACCGTCTCCACTAGGGGCAACATTAGTTACCTTACCAGCAGCACCGAGATACAACTCCTCACCAACGGCTGGATTACTACATCCAGAAAGATCGAAACCTTTGATAAGACCACTTGTGATGAAACCAACAACAGAACCAACAGCATGACTAGCAGTAGAAGCAATCTCACCATTGATAGAGGTTTTATCCCAAGCAATACCAACCACTTTAGACTTATCAGCACTAGCAACTTCATTGTCTGCTTTAACAACAGAAGCAATAGCATCGCTAGTTTGTGTGATTGTGTAAGCACTCATGTTAACTGCGATAATATCACCAGCAGAGATTGCTTCTGCCGCTTCAAAACCGTAGTGATGAACATGAACTTTCCCAGACATGATTGGAGCAGACACATATTCATCAGCAGTCAAATCTTTAACATTTGGAGAGGCATCCAAAGAAATAGACATTTCTTTAGCAGTATCATCCCAAGAGGTTGCGATATTGACAGTTGCACCAGCGTCAGAAGAAGCCCCACCTTTCAAGGAGTAGGTTTCAGTTGCAAGAGCAACTGCACCATTACCAGAATCTGCAACAACATCAAGGTCGGCATCGTCACCGATCAAGGTGTCAAGAGCATTGATTGCATCTTCAAATGTGCTTTGAGTACCACCAGCGATAGTGAAACCACCGAAAACATTTGCTGGGTTAGCATAAAGGTCAGAAGCAACAGAAATGATCTCGCTTTCAAGAGCAACATCAGCAGCATACATTGTTGTAGCACCACTCAGAAGATTCCCAGTGTATGCAACGAAAGCACCCTCAGAACCAGCAGTAGTATCTAATCCAGCAGCAGCGATGATACGACCAATTCTTGCGAGTTGATCAGTATCAGAAGCGATACGGTCAGTTTCTTCTGCTTTAAGAGCCGCATCCAACTTGTCGTCAGCATCTTGCAATGAAGTAGCAAGAGGGATGTAGTCCGCACTAGTGTTCGCACTGTAAGCACCATCTTGACCAAGACCAGTTCCACTTTCAAAACCCTCAAAAGCAGCGTCAGCAGCAGTACGAATGTCACCAACAACTGCCATTAAAGAAGCACCAGTTGCAAAGTAGCCATTGGTACTTGCAGCAAAGGCTGGGCTGTAATTAGAACCATCAGTATTTGTACCCAAAAGGTCAAAACCGATAGATGCTTGAGTACGATCCAATTCATCTTGAAGATCACTAATAGAACTACTTGCTCCTTGAGCCAACTCGTTAAGAGCATCAACAACATTGTATCCCGCAGAAAGAGCGAAATCAGCACTTCTTACTGCTGGAACTGGAAGACTAGCACCGTCAGAGTCAAAAGAGTTATAATCCAACAAAGATTCTGAACCGTGCTTGTCAGACAAACGCTCATTGACAACCTTGATTTCAGCATCCAACTTCATGTCTGCATCTTTCAAAGAAGAAGCAGTCAACAAGTATTGAACACCAAGTGAAGCAACATAAGCCCCAGTTCCAACAGTAAGACCAGCACCAGCCTCGATTGCTTCGATTTCGCTTTGAACACCCTCAAAGGTATCTTGGATTTGACCACGAGATTCGATAACCATCGCACGCAAATTACTAGCAGCAGTAGCAGCAAGACCACGAGCAACAGTATTAACACCAGAATCTGCTTCTGCTGACAATGCAGACATTGTCAAGGTTGGATTAATTCCATCAGAACCATTATCAAGGTCTGACCAAGAAAACCCAACCGCATCAGTAGCGATAAGAGTCAGAGCAGTCAGAACTTCAGTGTCAGCCATTTGATAAGCACTTACGATTTCTTGAAGAGTATCAAAGTCAACGTTGTTTCCAGCCATCAATGTGGTGAAAGCAACATTGTTTTCTTGGATCATCGCACGAAGAAGTTCGTCTGCGTTCTTGACAGTAGTAGCCGCTGTGATTTCAGAACCACTGTATGAAACAAATCCACCAACGGCATTTCCTTGTGGATCTTGAACGGAAGCATCCCATACTTGGAAAGAACCACCACTCCAAGATGGAGCAGCATAACCACCAGCATTAGAAAGACCAACAGAAGCCTCAATCGCATTGTCTTGATCTTCTGAAACCTTAGCAAGAGCATCAAAAGCACTATGGATAGCATCGAAACGGGCTTCCATATCTGCTTTAAGAGTTGTTTGTGCTGGGGCTGGGAAAGTAAATGCTTGAACAGCAGTTTGTGCTGCAATGGCTGAAGCACCCAACTTAGCGTTGGTATAAGTACCGTCAGCATCGATAAACGCAATAGCAGATTGCATTGTGTTGTCACGAACTTCAGATTCTTGAGCAGCATCAGCGATAAGTTCAGCAAACTCAGCGAACATATCGTCAAGTCGTTCTTTCTCAGTCTTGACAGTTCCATTTCCGTCATCTGCCAATTGAGAATTGTAAGCGAAAGAAGATTCAAGAGAACTAGCAGAACCACCAGCAAGGTCGTACTCTGCTCCAGCAGTAACAGTTTGTTGTACGTAATCTACTACTTGAGTTGCAGTAGGAAGAACGATAGAGGTAGCAGCACCAGGCAAAGAAGAACCAGTTTTTTGGTTATCAGCGAGAGCAATACCAGTTGCTTCAACTTGACCAGCAAACGCTACGAGGTCAGTTGAAAGTTTTGAAATGTGGAACTTGCCACTTTTGTAAAATACACCAGCAGAATTAGGCATAATTCACTCCTTAATTAAAGATTAGATTGGGTATAAAACCCGTTGAGAAAACAGTTGTATCGACAATAATAACAATAGATATGAGCCACGCCTTCACAACAATCGAACAATATTTATGCGTGGGCTTTGTGACTTATATAGGCTTTGGTATAAACCCATAAACGAAAAAAACGACAAGGGATTTCTCACCTTGTCGTTCAATCGAACTAGCCTCTCAGAAATAATCTAGGGATTACTCCTCTGAGTTTTCTTCTTCTTTTTCTTCTTTTTCTGCCGTCTTTTCCACACCTTTGAAGATTTGTTCTTCAAAGACCCAAACCTTTTCAAGAGTTTCCATGCCTTCAAACTCAACACCATCAACCTTAGATTGACGATATTTAGCGAGAACTTGAACACAAGCATTGATAGGCTCTACATTGGCTTTCAACTGGACACGGTGTTCTTGCAACTCTTTATCGAGTTCCATGAACTTCTCTAGGAGACCCGCTTCTTCCAAAAGGTCTTTGCGTGTTTGATTGTGTTCATCCACCCAATCTTTGTCTTTCATTAAGAGGACATCACGCAGTTTAGCGAATCGAAGAATCTTGGTTTCCAAGATTGTCATTTCTGATGCTTCTTCTGTGACCTCTTCAGTAGGTGTTTCTGGGGTTTCTGTTTCTTCGGTACTCATTGAGTCCTCCTTTTTTGATAAGATTTACTGCGTTTGATAGCAGAGATGAAATTGTGCATTGTCTTACAAGATGTATCATACCGTTGCTCTGGCGAGTTGGGGTATTCATTCAAAGTGTTCTGTGCGAGGTTATCTGTATTATCAAATAGAAAGATTATTTCACCGTTAGGTTGCTCTTCCGTTCGGATAAAAGTGATTCCCCTCGACAAGAGAAAACCAGCAAGACGGAAATCCGTCAATGGTAAGTCCATATCTAGCCTCGTTTTTTTAGTTCGACCTTAACCAAGTCATACATTGTCTTACATGATGAGTCATATCTCTGCTCTGGAGAAGTTGGGTATGCCGTCAAGACTCTTGTGGCTTCACCATCACTGTCATCAAATGAAAAGACAACTTCCCGTCTGTCATTCTTTGAAGTGCCTAGAAACTTCACGCCTCTTGCCACCAAGTATCCAGCCAATCTGAAATCTGTTAGTTCTACTACCATTCAACACCTCTCTTGTACCTTAAGTATGAGAATATAGAGCAGTTATCGGGAAAAAAAGTGGAACAGAAAAGCAAAGAAAAACCAATATGCCAGTTTGAACTAGGGCAATAGGCTATTTGCTTGTGCCACAGAGAATAGAGATTTTTTATCAAAATCTCCTTCAACGAACTACGGTTTATAGAAGACAACAATTCATCCTTTTCATTGTTAGGTGGGAAGACCAATGCCCCTCTATCTTGTCATGAAACTCTGTCGGAAAATTATATATCAAATCGGAAATCGTATAAAGAACAGCCCCCATCAAAGGACGGTCACTGAGGCTCTCAAAAACAGCCATAGGAGGCACTTTTAAGTGTTCGGTGGGTACTTGCCCTCTCAAACCATCCCGATACCACATAGTATAGCCTCCCCTAGTTCTTCCTTGCTCTCCATTTTCGGTTGTTTCCCCTTTCATTTTTGGGGTGATGTTCAAAACATTAGGGGAGGCGACCGAAAATAATGACTTTTTACCCCATGTGGGGACACAAAAAAAGCCCCCTTCCTTTCGGAAAGAGGCTTTCAATGAAAACTAAGTTTCTAAGTCAATTATCGAGTGATAGACAATCGAACCAATCCACGAGGATTGAAACAACCGATACCGATATTCTCGAATACAGAGAACCCAATAGTACGAGCCTTTGGATCATCAGCAGACAATACAGTCAACTCAGTACGAACTGGCATGCGACCAAAGAACTCTGGCTCACAAGCAACATATACTGTTCCAACGGGAACGATACGAGAAGTGATGATCTGAGCACCCCAAAGAGTAGCCATAAGACCAGTCTTCAACAAGTCACGCTGAGATTCGATATCCAAGATGTCACGACCGAACTTACGCAAATCTGCATAGTCACGAGCGTTCATGAAGATTCGTGCAACACGAAGGTCATGGCGTTCGATTAACGCAAAAGCATCAGCAAGGACTGCACCAGTAACTGGAGCAACAACTGGGATGTCTGGGTTTTGGTTTCCAACAGAATCGAAACCGTTCTGAGCAACAGCATCAAGAGTAGAGAATACTCGCTCATCTTCTGCCGCTTGGATTTGGGCACGAGCCAAATCTTGAGCACGCTCAATAAGGTCGAATCGTCTTTCTTTGATTTGTGTCAAAGGGATTTCGGGGTTAGATGCAATCTCAAACAAAGGAAAGATAACACGTCTTGGCTTAGTGATTGCAAGGATGTTTTGTCCTTCTTCACCAACCACATACGCAGTTACATCTGGATCTTTGTCATAAATTGGCAACGCTCCGTCTGGCAGTTGTTCAACAAGAAATGTCTTACGACCAACCGATGCGTAATCTCTACGCAAACGTAATGGTTGAGTCATAGACGCTGCAAGTTTCGCACGCCCTTGAGGAGTCTTGATATAATCAGAAATGATTTTTTGCTTCACAGCATTTGATACGCTCATAGTAGTCTCCTCCTTAAATGCGTTGGTCGTAAACGAGTTCATCTTGAGTATTATCTGGGGCCATCTTCACGATTCCGATAACACTATTTGCTAAGCCATTGTTTTGTTCGTGACCGTCAGCAGTTTCGTTGGTCAAGTAACCATTAACAGAAGCAAACAACTGTTGTCCAGCCGCATAAGCAGTAACGGCAGCAGCCGCTACAGCCGCTCCACCAGCACCATCAGCAACACGCTTGTCTTCAAACAAAGAGTTTGCATAGCAACCTTGTGCAGAAACATAAGGACACTTGTTAGAAGCAGCCGCGGGTGTGTTCTCGAAAGAATATCCAGCAGCGTGGTTAATGAATACACCAAGAGGACGGCAAAGGATAGCAGCACCCAAAGCAGATGGGCCACCGATTACATTTTCGTCAATGTCTGGTCGAGTGAAAGCAACAGATCCAGAGAGAACTCCGAAGATTGTTGTAGAAACTTGATCTGAGATGGTAGAAGTTGCCGTACCAAGTTCAGTTGTAAAAATTGGAGGGTTAGTTTGCTCGAAAGCCTCATCTGTAATAACACCGACAGTGTTTCGGATACCAACATGTAGAATCCGTAAAGATGAAGAACTTTCTGTAAACGCACCACTCGCTTGTCCAAGTAAAGCCATAAGATTTCTCCTTTTTTAGGCAATACTCCCTGTTTACAAGGGAGAGAGTTTGAAAGTTTAGGTTAAAATGACTACCCCCTCCAGAAACAAAGATGGCAATCATACAATAGGTCAAGTTATCGAAACATTATTGAGATTTTATCTCAGATAAGCAAAAAAAATCCACCTAGCGAACTAGATGGATTTCAATCATTCAAGAATCTTCGGGAAGATTAGAACAAGTCACTGATGTTAGGAGCACTTTCCCACAACTTTGACAGTTCGTTCATTTCTGAAGAGGCTGTTTTAGAAACATTTCCAAGAGTCTTAACTCCCTTTGATGCTTTACGAGCACGGGGACGAAGGCGAGATGCTTTCTTAGAAGCGGCTGCTTCTTCTGCTTCTTTTTCTTCTTCCTCTGCTTCTTCTTCTGCTTCTTCTTCTTCGGCTTCTTCTTCACCAGCGAACTTACCAGCGAACAATCCAGCAAGCAATTCGTCATCGCCCATACCGTCATCAAGTCCCATAGCATCAAGACCTTCTTCGGCAAGCATTAACTCATCACCCATTGCTTCTTCTTCTTCTGCTTCAAAGTGTTCTGGAGCATTTTGGTTAGCCATTTCTTCTTCGGCAAGCATTTCAGAAAGCATTATTTCTTCTTCGCCCATTGTTTCTTCGGCTTCTTCTTGAGCAAGCATTTCAGAAAGCATTGCTTCTTCTGTACTTTCGTGTTCATCTGATTCGATTTCTGCCATGAACTCAGCCATCAAACCTTCTAGTTCAGAATCTTCTTCTGCGAACATTGAAGTAGCAGTTGGTTCTTCTGCCATTTGGTACGCTTCCATTTCTGACATACGATCCAAAGTTGCAGCAACATCATCATCAGCCATATTCATGAATGCCAATGCTTGATCTTCTAAGTCTTCAATAGAAGCACCTTTTCCGAGTGTTGCTTGTGCGATACGAATACATTTAGATGCTTTACGCTCAACAGAAGCACGGATATCACGAGCGGCTTGTTTCATCGCTGGGTGATCGTGTCCCTCGTGTGGAGTCGCTGGGTGGTCACCTTTGTTATAAGGTGGTTGGTGAACATCTTCTGCGAAATCTGAAGGTTCTGAACCAACACCGTTTCCATCGTTGTCAATGAAGTATTTCTCAACGGGTTGTTGTCCTTGATCTGCTGGATGGTCATACCCCTCATTTGGGGTAGCGGGGGCATTATCTGCCTTTTTATTCCAAGTAAGTCTGCTTCTACGCATAATACTCTCCTTTGTGTTTTAAGTGTGAAGGGGTTAATGTTTTTGTGCTGACCAAAAGTCAAGCAATCGAGCGAGTCGAATCATCTGAGTAACCTCAGATTTAGTCATCGTACCACCGAGAGCCTTCTTACTAGCAAGCAAGAAACCTTTCAGTGTGGCGTACTTTGATACCGAACCGACCTTTAGGCTGGCACGATAAACAGATACCGATGTTTTTGAACCCCTCTCATAATCAAGGAGAGCAATACCATCAATAAAATCTTCTCTGGTGTGAGAAACCTTTGCGATCCCTTGAAGAACACCAAGTTTTTGACCCATAGCGTGAGCCTTTCTTAGTGTGCCTTCTTTGATCACTGTATCATTTTGATAAGTGGTACTATCTTCGGGCTTTGGTGCATCTTTCTTTGCCTCCTCTTTGGGGGACATTTCGGATTTAAGCCGTTGAAGAACTCGTTTCTTCACCATTGATACCATCTCATCTTCTAATTCATCAATAGGGGATGTGGGTTCGCTATCGCCACCCTCATCTTCTTCTTCGTCATCGAAACCGAAAGACACCACATTCCGTGCGACTTTCTTTTGGGCTTCGTCTGACCATTCGGCTGGAGGCACTGAAAGAATCTCGTTCGCTTTACGAACTACATCCGAACTAACCTCGTCTGCCGTTAAAATATTTCGCATTACTGCACCAGTAAAGGCGGGTACAGCAACCCAAGAGGCTTCTATGAATGTCACTCCAGCCGTGTCGCCCATATCGGTATGACCACACAACTCAGCCACTATTCTTTTCTTGCCACTGTTATCAATAAAAGTGTTTCGTTTTTCATACTTCACATGGTCACAGAACTCAGTGTCATCGACTGCCACATTCCCACACTTGGTGCAAATGGTGCTATCGACTGTACATCCCATAGACAATGTGCCTAAACGACCACTCTGGATATCTTCAACCAACTGGGCGTGCTTACGGTCTGTCGCAACTAGGATATCCACATAAATAGATTCCCCGACATCACGAGCAACGGCATCAATGATACGACCCTTCGACAAGTCCTCAATCTGAACATGCTCTTGGAAGTTATGACTACCAACAAATGTTTGATAAGACTTCAACAGAACATCACGATCCCAAGAATCTCCGTTGTTATTCACATACTTAGATGTCGAAGGAGTTATGAGATAGTTAGAATACTTACGATTGATCTTCTTACCATTCTCAGTGACAGAACCGAGTTTTACATTGGGAGCATCATCTGTATCAACAGAAGCCACAATAGTACAATGTGTTAAAAGATAATCAGAGGGATTGAACTTCCCACCGAAAATCTTCTCGGCTTGACCAACCAGATTGGCTGTATTACTAGAGGCAGTGCGAACACCACCCCAAGTTCTTTGATTGGCTTCGGGAGAAACCACAAGAGCAGAAGCATATTTCATAAATGCCATTATTCACCCCCCCAACGCACAATGTCAGTGTCCTTGATTAAGAACATACAAGAGGGGCAACCCCACAGACGCTCGGAAGCACCCTCTAACCGTTTGTAGATGGCTTTCTTCATCACAATGGGGTCTACACACTTTGGACATAGATAGGAAGCACCACACTCGGATCTCGTGGCTCGATATTTACGATCACGACCAGCCCAATACAATGCTTTTTTCACAAAGCGTTGGGCGACCTTTGTTGGAAGAGTCTGTTCATAGAACATATCATTCAACACGGGTGTGAAAGCCTCATGAGGTGGTTGAACTGAGAGTTCACGAGAACCAAAGGGTTCTTCATCAATCTCTCCACCAGCAGTTGTGTCGTGATCGGGAGCAAAAGAATATCCCTCCTCAGCAACAAACTTCAAGTCCTCAACGGGAATCCTACGATTACCCCCATTGAATTGAACATCTGCCATGCCAATGCCGACATAGATTTTCGTAATTCGACCAACACCACCAATGGGCTGACCGATGGGGATGACAGCATCCCCAACGGACAACTCCTCAGCGAGAAGATCATATCTTGCAGATTGTTTCTTCAAGGGAGACCTCTTTTTACTTAAGACGTTTACGGTAAGTCGCAGCAGCCTTAGCAACCTCGGCTACATCCTTTGAACCTTCAGAAAAGCCCTTCATATAAGGCTCATCAGTTTCAGTTTCAAGGGCTTGATCCTCTTGTTGTCCCAGTTCTTTTTCTTCTTCTTCAGCAATACGAAGAAGGGTAGCAAGGGCTTGGCGTTTTGTTATTTGACGAGCCTCTTTTTTTGCTTCTTCCTTTTCCTCTTCTGCTTCTTCTTCCTTTTCTTCTTCTTCGCTTTCTTCATCATCGCCAGCAAGACGATTGATTAAACGAGAAAGTTCTTTCAAAGTAGCCTTTTTAGAAGATTCCTTTGCCTCTTCTTCTGCTTCTTCTTCCTTCTCTTCTTCCTTCTCTTCTTCCTTTTCTTCTTCTTCAGAAGCAAGACGAGATAAAGTTTGTAATGCAGCAAAAGCCTTCTTTTCTAGTTCAGTTTCTTCTTCTTTTACTTCTTCTTCTTCCTCTTCCTCTTCTGCTTCTTCGTCACCAGCCAATTTTTCGATGACATCAGACAAAAGGTCACAACGATATGCGAAATCCATAGCGATACGAGTTGGAACACCGAGTTCAGAACCAGCGTTTTGGAAAAGATCAGCAAGGTTGTCTAGATCAGCAACAATTGCCCGTGTAGCGAATTTTTTCATGGTATAAGCCTCCCAATAAGATAAAATTGTCATAAGAACCCCTCTGAGGGCTATCGACAATATAGTGTTTGATATAGAATGATTATTTATTTTGTTTGAATATATTTTGAATGAGACATGAGATTATATCTCATTTTCGATGTCGTCACTCTCTGACATCATACCAGCCAACGCTCCCTCTGGATCAAAATTAGGGTCTTTGGCTCTTTCTAGGGCTTTCTTTTTTTCTTCGGGGGGCATGCTAGAGTTTTCAATTATCTCCTCATACTTCTTCAAGGCTTCTGCTTGAGTGAGTTCAAAGACCTTTTCAATCATTTCCTCTGTGTTCCCGAAATCCTTATATTCTTTTTGGATTTCTTTTGGGAGTTTCTGAATCATTTTATCCAGTGCCTTCTGTAAGTTCTCTGAACTAGGTTGTGTTTTTTCTGTGAGGGATTGTTGATTTTCCATCTCAGATTTCAGAAGCCCCTCTTGGCTATCAACACTCTTTTGAAGGGAAGCCTTATCCGTTTCTAGTTGTTCTCTGTCCTCATCACTGATATCTTCAGTCGAGAGAGTTTTATCAATCTCGGATAGTTGATCCATTTGGGTTTGCTTCTCTTTCCGAATGGACTCCACTTTCTTCTGAGATTCTTCTAGGCTTTTCAATGCCTCCTTCTGTTCCTTTGACATGAACTCTTTTGTGATGTGGTGGATTTTGAGTGTCTTCTTTTCCTTGTTGGTCGTAGCATTAGACAGATAATCTTTCATGACTGCACCTAAATCGGCATCCTCAGATTCTTTAAGAGCCTCCACTGCTGAGTTCTTCGCTCCCTCCACGAAATCAGCAATGAAACTCTTCCCTTCCTCTTTATCGCTACCAAAATGCTCGACCTTAATGGTTTCCGTCAGCATAGCAGAATAGAAATCTTCTATGGCTTTGGCTTCAGACTCCGATAAAGGACGACCCACAACATCCCCCATTGCATCCATAGACATCATGGTATCTATCGCATCATTGACACGAGGGTCACTCTTATCAATCATCCCACTATCCCACAACTGCTGGAGGGCTTTGGTATCCATCCCTCTAATAGACTTAGAAATCTCTTCTGCCTTACGAGAGTTGTAGTCCTCAACAGTTTCATCATCTCTTTTTGGTTCTTCAAGAGCCATCGAAACACTACGAACACGGTCATCTGTGTCGAATGGGAGGCGTATCTCACGCCCATTGAGGTTAACCACCTCCTCCACCATATTATCAACTTCTGCCAGTTCTTCTTCGGTGAGCCGTCTATCTAGTTTCTGGGCTTGTTCATTTTCTTTATTGACTTGATCTTCCTTAAAGGATTCCTCAAAGTCTGTCCGAAACTTGTTACGGATTTTCTGAGCATCTTTGGGGTGTTTCTTCTGGAAAGTACCCCACGAAACTTCTCTTTTGGATTCGGGGTCTTTGATTTTTTCCCCCGTGAACTTATCCCACGCTTCGGTTTCTTTCTTCCGAACTAACTCTTTTTTTTTGTCCTCTTTTTCCTTCTTATCGGTGTCTTTTTGATTGGGTGTTTCCACAATTTCAGTGGTCGCTGACAGATATCTCTCGGATAGCCGAGAGAGCAGCATATAACGAGAAGCAACTCTCGTTATGACACCACCCAACGAACCACCAATCACCTTGTAGTTCATCGACATATCCTTTGAGTTCAAATCCTTGTCCTCAGTGGTGTCCTTATCCCCTATGTCGATTCTTCTTCGCTGACGGTCTTTGCGAGGTGGTTTACTTTTGGGTTGTTTCTTCACCAATCTATCGGCTTCCTCATCCATCTTTTCATTTTCTGTTTTTGTACCGAAGACTCTCGTGGCGATTCTTGATATATGTGCTTTCTTCAAAGTGGTTATCACTGTGCCATCTTTCATAAAGGTATCTTCCAAATGGGGGACTAAGTACTGCCCTCTTAATGTTGCTTCTTCATGACCAACGGCTTTCGCTGCTCCATTGAGGGCTTCCTTAAACTCCTCTTTAAGAATCTTGTCCTTCTCTTTCTTGTCCTTCGGTAGTTCGCCCCTTTCCTCTCGGAGGGCTTTCAAGCGTTCTTGCATTTCTCTGTTGGCATGGTAACCTCGCATGTCTTTCGCTGTGATCCCATACTGGTTGAGATACTCATTGACATCGGGGGCTTTAATGTCTGACAAAAGAACATCGTCATCTTTCAAACCTTTCGATATCTCTCGGAGGGCTGACACCAACACCTTGTCATCGACCTCTTTATTATGACGAACACCACTCTTACCCGTGTATGAGAGGAAGGCTTTGCTTCCCTTGAAAGACAAATGTTTCTTCTTCCACCCCGTTACCCCATAGTGACCATTGGAAGCACTATCATCGTTCCCTACACGCTCGTATGTGTGATTGATGAGGGCGACCGCCAGTGCTACTTGACGGGTATCCTCTTTTTTGAGGTCTTTGAGAACTTGCGTTTCCAAAGAGTTTATATTCTGACGGATTTTCTCGACCTTTTGGGATTTCTCTTTATGTCGCTTATTGATCTGCTGGTCTGAATACTCATAGACGATCATGTCTTTCCCGTCTTGGTTTTTGACGGTCTTCTTGTTCTTGTATTTGGCTGTCCGTAGTTGTTTATGAGAAGGTGAACCTTCATACACCACTGAGAAGTCGTCCTTTGTTGGGGGCTTAGACCGACTGAGAATAGAGAGACCCTCCCGCTTGGTGAGAAGTTTGACCTTTGTGAAAACCACGTCCGAACTCCAATAGACTTCTTCGGGATAGTTTATTTTCGGGGGGAGGGTGTTCGTTTTGAACCAAAGGGCAACGATGGGGTCATCGGGTGTTTCTTTAATGTGTGTTGTTTGCACACCAGCGACAGCACTCCCGAAAGAGGTTGAGATGGCTGTGACGGAATCTATCCCAAACTTCTTATAAGGAGGGTTGAACAGTAACCGACCAGAGGCAAGTATCTCTCTCGCTCTACTTTGGGGTGTGAAATGAATGAAAGCATCATCTCTCAGAGAGAGACTATAAACTGCACCATTCCACGTTTTTTTCAAAAAGACATACATTCGATTTTCCTTCAATAAGGCGTTTGATATAGGAGTTCTATAAAGAGATTATGGATTTAGCACAATACCAACAGTTTATCTGCCCCCTTGACGAAAAGGTGCTAGTTCTATGTCTAGATCCAGCCACTGATACCTTCGTCCTCCCCGAAGATTCCAAGTGGCACTTTGAAATGTCGATGTTTGAAACCTCTCACGCTTTTGCTGCTTGGGAAGATGTACCTCAGCCTCTGATATTACTTGATAGGAGATTATTTAGCAGTGACTGGTTCTCGGCTGACCACCTCTTTATTATCTTAGCACACGAACTAGGGCATATACACTTCCGTTCTCTCAATGAAGATATGTGTGATGAGTACGCCATCGAACTATTGAAAAAGCATGGCTTGACAGAAGCCGTTGAACTCTTTGAGATGGAACTAGAAAACCGAGAGAACTAATTTATAAAATAATGCCGTAAAGGGATCGCATCGAAAAGGTTTCTCCGTATATAAAGCACAAGGAGATTGCTATGAATATACTGAACCAAACTACGATATTACGAGAAACCATCCAACGGCTTGAGAGCAAAGTGTCAAAGGACACCCGAATAAAAGCATCAAAGGTGGCTGTGATGTCACCGTCATTCGATGTCGATGCGGGATTGATTACGGGGATGACCCACACACCCATATCTGGCTCGGAAGTTTATACCACGAGAGTGAATCTCAAAACAAAGAGTGTTCGTTGCACTTGTGAGGCTGGTGGTTTCGGTCGCTTATGTAAGCACACCATCGCTTTAGGTCGATGGCTTGATGACCGTCTTGATATAGACCAAAGAGCCATAGAGCATGCCCTCAACAACTCCCTAGTTGGTACTCATCAAATCATTTCACAACAACGCAAATCTGCATAGGAGAAGACATGACTGACGAAATATGTAAAAGGATAAACACACCCAATGGTATGGTGCTTGTACTTGATCACCGAATTGGCAACGGGAAAATATCGAAAAACACGCTCATTGAAGCCATTGACCAATATGAACTAGAATACAAGGCATGCCCCAAATGTAAAAAGATAGGGAAAGTTGTAGAGTCTTTTGGTTTGCGAGTTATCAAGGGTAAAACGATTCCACAAAGTTGGTGTACTCCTTGTCGGGGAGGGAAACCCAAGTAGTACATTAAGCCAAGTTTGTGGTTGAAAGGGGAGTTGAGGGACTCCCCTTTCTTTTTTAGTTGAAGTTTTTGACGACTTCTCTCTTATTCATCTATAAGACGATATAGATAGATTATCAGAATCTACCACCGCCACCTTCTTCTTCGGGCTTCTCGTAGGTCAGACCTAGATTCTCGGCTATCTTTTCAAGGGCATCTGAGTTCTCGGCTAATGCACGACCAGCCTCACCATAGATACCTCGTAGAACCTCATTGAACTGACTATCGTTGAGTGTGAACATATCTCGTTCTAGTTTCTCTTTGGTTGCTACTGGGTCAATGTTCAAGAGTTCCAAGATGATATCCACATCCAATGAACCCTTCTGATAGAGATTGAACAAGGCATCGAAAGTGTCATTGTTATCTCTGAGTGCAAGTCTTGTGAAAGAAAGTGTGGGATAAACCACATGTTCATTTCCGTATTCATCTTCCTCAATGAAACCCATCCTAGCACACATTGGTTTGAGCATTTTCTCCTCAACCAAGTCTTGTAGGATTTCTCGGAGAAGCATGTACCTCGTGTTGATGACTTCCAAGTTGATACGGTCACCACTATAAGAACTCTCACCAGAGAGTAAGCCTTCTGTCACACCAAGACCAGCATACAACTGACGATCAGTGAGGTCATATTCAGAACCAAGATCAAGGAGGCGTTGGTCAGAACCCATTTCCTCCCATCGGATTTCAAAGTTCGCTATGATAGAGAAGTCGGGATCAGCAAGAGCCAAATCCACTTGCTCTCTCAATGCTTCCACATCGGCTTGATCCATATCTTCACCATAGACCAAACGGATGGGGGTCATGTGCCTTGAAGCGATAGAAGTGTTGGCTTGACGAAGTTTATCTCGGAACACGAGAGTTCGGATACATCTCTCAAGGATGGAATGCCCTCTGTCCTCATACTGTGATTTCTTACGAGCGAGATAGCAGACGAAAGAACCCGCATCTGGATCGGTGTTCAAGGGGATATTCTTCCCTTCAAGGACGGCTTCCACCACACCTCTAGGCATGGAGTCCACAATACGCTTTGCTGTTGGGTCACCACTATCTGCTTGTGAGATAATGTCCTTTGTTTTAGAATCGGGGATAAGTTCAATAATCTTCTCATCCGTGAATGGAAACGATTGAACATGGGTTTGCTCTGGGGGGAGAACTCGGAGGGCTGTCCAACCCTTGTAGTTCTTTTTCAACCATTTCACTTGCAGTTCTTTGGCATCCTCTCGTTCTACAAGTTCCTCTTGGACTGTCCCATCATCAAGCAGTTCTCGTCTGACTTCATATTTAAGATCATCGGGTGGGTCTGAAGTCACATCTTCCATGAAGATAAACACTTCACCAATGAGATTGTATTCATGGACGATCTCAATCAAACGGTGAAGTAATCCGATTTTCCTAGACCACTTCTGACAGAAGTCCAATGCCTCCTTCGCCATCTCTCTGTCTTTGATGTAGTTCGGGAAACCCAGACGGATTTTTGAAAGGGGAAGTTCGGTGTGAAGATCAATCGCTTGACCCACGAAAGGTTCTGAACGATAGAAGAAACGGAAGTAATTCCATCTCTCGTGCATACTCTGTGGGAGTTCAAGGAAATCGGTACTCAGTTCGGGAGAATAGAAGTTCCCACCAGACCCTTCGCCACCAGAATAGGTCTGTAACCCACCAACTTTCATTGAACTAGCCACAACTTTACGAGGTTTTCCCGTGTGTACTTTCGCACGAGAAGGAACTTTACCGACTGCCACACCAGATTTTTTTGTCATTTATCACCTCTTTTCCGTTCCATTCGTTTTTTCCGTTGTTCCTCTGCGACCTTTGGATTCAAGTCGGGGTCGTTTTTATCATGAGCATGTGTCAATCGAGGAGGAGAAGATAAAACCTTCACGGATTCTTGGAGCATTTGCTCTAGTTGATTATACCGTGCTTTCCGTATAGAGGGATTCCCACGAACAGAAGAAAGAACCGACAACGCTCTTTTCAGATAACGCTCGGCTTCGGCTATGTTCTTATGAACATCCCTTTCAACGGGGTCTGTGTTTCTTGCTCTGTATCTTCCCATAGTGAATCACTATACCCTATCCCAAGATGGAGCAAGGTTGAAGAGTTTCTTTTTGACCCCAACTTTGACAATCTTCTTCAAGACAACCATATCTTTAATGCTTCCCTTGAACAATCTCTCCCAAGAACCCCCAAAATGATGGAAAGCACGGAGAACTTTCTCAATGTCAGCATCAGTGGGTGACACGAGGTTATTTTTTGAGGCTTTACTCTTTGAGTATTGCAACATAAAACGATGAATTAAACGATAGTCTGCTCTGTGTGGGGATGACATAAAAAACTCCTATTTTCGCCATTTGCGTGATTGACGGGATGGGTGTGACCCCTTTTGTAAGGCTCTAGTTCGCCTACGAACTAGGTCACTTGTGGTGGTTTGATGACCGAAGGCATTACGACCATTCGCCATAGAAACACGCAGTTGCTTTGTGATATTCTGGGAAGCCGACCAAACCATCCGAACTAAAGCATCCGACATATCGTCATGCTTTCCTTCGACTTGAGGGGCAGCCACCGTGATGATGTGCTTGCTATGGATCTCGGCTTGGAGTTCCATAATTTCCTCTAAGTAGGGACACAGTTCACCGTCTTTGGGTACTGGGTCATTATAGAGAACCATTTTCTTGTCGAACATCAAATCTTTGAAGTTCTGAAATATCTGTGATGTGAGATTCTTGGTGAAGTGTGTAGACTTGATATTCTTCAAACCTCTTTTGGCGAGGGCTTGCTCAAAAGGAATCCCAGCCCATTGATCGAAGATACCTTCTTTCACATAGAACTTCTTTGTCCAACCGAGTATCCAATCAGCCACATCATCGAACTCCAAGCGTTCCCTATCAGCATAATCTCCTTCTCCAGCCTTAATATGGGCTATGAGATCGAGGATTATCTTATTCTCCCCATCAATCTCTTCGAGATGCCCAATAGCCACAGCCGTGCCATCACCAACAAGAGCCAAGTCGATTCCCATGAAATAGGGAACTCGTGTTTTGCCTTTTTTAACTTCTTTTCGGGAGTCATCCACGCACGCCAAGAGGTCTTTGGAATCCTCTATCCAACCTCTTGTTCGGTCAGAGAACACAGCCCCATATTCCGTGAAAAACACACGAGGGTCTTTAACATAATGTTTAGCGAACTCGGTGGCTGGAACAGTGGGATTCACTTCCCAAGTGGGTGCTTGAACAGCCAACATATTAGCACTGGCTGCTCCACCACGAAATGCTGTATTAAACAATTTGTAGAACAACCCTTGTTTCCCCAATGGAGAGGAGATGGATATAATACGCCCCTCAACCTCACCTATGGGCTTTGATTTATTGTTGGGGTCTTTCTGTGAATAGGCTGAGGTAGAAGGTGTCACAGCGTTATATACGGCTTCTGCACCACTTTGTCCCTTGTCTGTAAAGTGAGCGACCTCATCAAGGATAACACAGATATTACCAGCCCCACGAAGCCCCTTCGCAACACAAGAACGGAAGGTCACTTTGATATTGGCGTTGGCACTGTTGTCCTCTGAATAAGAGCCATATCTTTCAATGTCCATAGGGGTTTGAAATCTCGCATAGGACATGGTGTTGTTAGCAGAGTAGGGAGTGAAGAAAGAGCAATTGCGAAAGTGACCACTCACCTCGTTGTAGAGTAATCCCGCTTGGTCTTTGTCTGTCGCAACACTTATTAACTGAATAACGTTGGAACTAGGCAAACCATAGAACCCTTGTGGGTCACCTTTGGAAATCAACTTGTATGTTTCATAGGCAGCGATACAAGCAGATATTGTTGTCTTCCCACTCCGTCTCCCCACAGATAAAATCATCTCTCGTCTTTCGTGTCCTTCCGTCACCTCAGAGATATTACACCGACCCTCTTTATGCAATAATCGGAGGTATTCGGCTTCTGTCAGCATCTGGACATTCTCCCTTCTCCAATCGGAATAAGGGACTGTCTTTTCTGTGTCATCTAGGGGGATACCGTAATGTGCTTTCAGTATGATTTTCTGAACGGGGAATAATCGCATTTGCAAACCCCATGCACTTTCGATGAAAGTGATGATGTCAACAACGGAGCGACTTTCAGTCCCTTTTACACGACCAGCACCCATCACGATGTCGGAAAGAAATCCAGACATTAGTCATCCCCATCTGCTCTTTTCTTCGCTTCAGTTACCCAATCATCACCCATCAAGTTCGCTAGTTTTGCGAAGATAACCTCAATCTGTTCTGGACGAATGTTGGATTGAGTGAGTGCTTTACGAAAAGTTTCCATTGTGAATCCGAAAACTCTCTTGAAAGCCAAACCCTCCAAGTCGATTCCCTTACCCCCCAACTGTTCCTTTCGCTTCATCCATGTATCACCAATGGCTCGCAATGCCGATACACGCTTTGATGACACATTGGAGGTGTTCTTCCCTTGTGCTTCAAGTGAAACTCTCGCTTGAGCCATAGCGGCTGCTTCTTCTGCCAAGCCCATCATCACGGAATGGAGGACATCTAAGGATTCGGGGTCTTGACTCACTTGTGCGAGAACCCTATCATTTTGATAGTTCAGAGCCGTTGGCTGAGGTGTTTGTGCAACAGCCAAGTCTTTTCGTTTTTGCAGACGATTTGGCAGAGGGACAAAGTTGCTTGTGTCTTGGAGAGAGGGCAAATCCAATGTGGGGAGATCGGAGGGTCTCCCAGCCTTGCCTCTCATCACAACGGGTTGATTGCTCTTGTTGAACATCAAGATGTCTTCTAGTTCGACTTCTTCGACTTTCCGATACTTGACTTCCCCTTCTTTGGTCGTCACCGCAATTCGGCTGATCTCCAAAGGTAAGGCTTCAAGAATCTCTTGTTTGTTGACATTTGGTTTAGGTATTCCAGAACTCATTTATCACCCCCTAGTTAATTAGTACCGAACCAACAGTAGGAGAGCCACCATCAAACCCTATTATTTCTACGAAAGGTGAGGTTGTGACAGTCGGGTCGATATTTCGATACGAGATGGCAAGAGAATCTGAATTGATTCCCACTTGGGCTTTATGTTCAATAGTGATGATAGCAGCACCGTCATTGGTGGCTGAGAACTCTGGGATACGATTGATGGCATCCACAAGATTATCTAACATATCTGCTATGAGTATCCCCACATTGTTCAAGAAGTCACCCACGATGACAGCAGAAGATGTGTAAGTGAGGGAGTTGCCCGCTTTCAAAACATGACTTCCGATGTGTAGTTCAAACAGTTTATTGTAAGTCACAAGGTCAAATGTCAATGTAGCAACAGAAGGATTGAATCCTCCTACGACATGCCCATTGGTATTGAAACCCGTAAAATGACTGGCATTTGGAGGGAAAGACTTAGGGTTCTTATTCGCCCCATCCATAATCCATTGGGTAGTTCGCAGTTGACCTTGAACAGTTGGATTCACACCAACAGAAGGGTCACCCGATTTAACAACACCAGCAACTACTTGTGTGAAGGGTGGTTTAATGATTTTCATTACTTACTCCTTGTTAGGCGAACTCGCTTGGCTTGTTTTGGGAGTTCGGCACGAGATGAGGGCATCGGCTTCTTGGTCGGTTGAGCCGTGTTAATAACATAACGAGATAGAGTAGAGAACTCTTTACCCTTATCTTCCAAGATATCAGAGGGAGTCGGTGGTGCATCGGAGGGTTTGTCTGTGATGGCATTGCCTTTCGCTTTGCTCTGCTGAAGTTGACGAACCTCTCTCTTTTCGGGGTTGTCATGGAAATGATGTCCAGCACCACTTGCCACTCGTGATTCATGTTCTACTTTGCCCCATCTTTGACGGAGAAGATAAACATGTTCCTCGTGTTTTGAAGCCAGACCTCCTAGAAAGTCATCCAAACCGTAAGTCATATTGTTGCTTTCTTCTAGGACAGCACGAGCATAATCGAGTTGTTCTTGGAAGTACATCTCAGAGAAGAAAGCACGGCTAGTTGAATCGTCACCTTTAGTGAACTCGTACCATATCTGTAAAGTATCATGACCGTGTTGGAAAGTATGGAGGTCAGAAACCCATTTGGTCTGTCCCGTCAAGCCAAGAATCTTCTCAGCGAGTGCATCTGTTTCTTCTGCCACGCCTTCATACAAGCGTTGGAACAAAAGATGGTCGCTGTAAAAGGAATCGCCTTTACTCTCCCAATGTAAGTTCTGATAATGAACATACATAGTTCGCAAAGTACAAAGGACATCATGCAAAACTTGACCTAGTATTTCTGGGTTCTGAGGCATACCCGCTTCTTTATTCGTCATCGTGTATCTCCATCCCACCGAAAAAGACATTTGAGAGAGTTTCTGCTGTCGCCATTTCTTCAAAGGAAAAGTTATCTAGTTCGGAGTTCGCTAGATTGAACTCTGAGGGTTCGTATCGAGAAGCAAAAATAGAAGCCGTTATTTCAGCATCACTGGCATCTGCCATTCGGATATTCTCTGCTTGGTAGTCTTTAGACTCAGAAGGGAGTTCGGTGATAATCGGCTTGTTGTATTTCTGACAAACAGAAGTACCATCGGCTTTACGACTGGCAAAAGAACAAGAACCACATCTGTCCATCCCCATAACGAAAGGCAACTGATTGGCTCGGTGCTTCAAGCCACCTTCATCACAACCTTTTGTCCCAACGGGAGAGGCATACGCCTCAGCATCCACATAAAGATGCCCAGACAAGCCTTCATGGGATGTTCGGATTTCTTGGATTGTGGTTGAGGCTTTCTTCAAGAAGGGGGAAGCGAACTTGGTCTTTAGCATAGCCGTGAGAGTTTTTCCGATTGTCCCTTCTGTCATCTGTTGTCTAGTCCAACGAGCCATTTTACCGATGGCTATCTCAGTTTGAGATAACTTCTCGACATGGGCGGTTCTTCGATGTTCTTGGTGGGCTGTGAAAGAAGCACCACTATATTCTTCCGTCTGAGCAGAAGGGAGAGCGAGTGCATTGGTTTCTTTCAAGATGGGATTTAATATCGGAGAAGCAATACGGAGGTCTGCTTTGTTGAGTTTCTGCTTAATGATACGGGCTAGTTCATTCCCACGAACACCTCTGTCGATTGCTTGTTTAATAACAGCAACTTTTGCCCTCACGGAAGCAACTCGTTTTTCTTCTTTCGCTTTCTTAACTCGCCCAGTGATATCTCCTTGTTCATGCTTCAAAGATTCTTGATTGGCGATAGAGTTTTTTGCACCAGAATAAGATTCAGAGGCAGCGTGACTCTTGAGTTTCAGCCTATGTAGTTCTAGTTCGATTTGAGTGTGACTACGCAGACCCGCCAATTTCTTCAATTCATCTCGGCTCATCATCCCAGCACGGTAAGCACTGGCTAGTTTCTTGTGGGCTTTTTTGAGTGCGATTCTATCTTGGCGTTCACTATCTTGATAAACTCTTTGTTCTTCTGGGGTGTATTCCCCGAACTGTTGTTGGGCTTCCTTCATGGAAACAGTGTCAACGACTCTGTATGCCTTCTCATGGAATACCTCTTGGATTTTCTTCTGAGGCGTAGTTAGGAAGGCTTGTTTGAGGACAGCCCTTGAATCACCAGAGGCTAGTTTACGACCAGAGGCTTCAAGTAAAGGCTTATAGACCTCAAAGGCTTGCTTGTAAGGAACATCCAAAACCACTTTCATTCCATTGAATGTCTCTTGGCTTGATAGAGCGTGACCGTCATCAATCAACAAGTACTGAGCGTGTGGGGAAGCCTTCTTAATGGCTTTATTCCAATGCCCCGTTTCGATTTGTGGGTAAGCACTCGCAAGGACATAAACATTTCCCATCAAGCCTCTTTCTTCCGTGAGGTATTCAAAATCCTCACGAAGTTCCGTAACATCAGAACCCAATCGGTCGAAAGCGATTCGCTGGAGATTCTTCATGCTCGCACCATTATGCAACAACCTCGCACATTTCATGGCGACTTCTTCTAGGACATCTTCTTCTACTTCAGTCTGAGTTATGGCACGGGGAATGGCTGTCAAATCTTTTTGGTGTTCAGCATATATGGCTGGAGTTTGTAGTTCTCCCCAAGCAGATTCGAGCGAACTGTCTGCTTCACCATATTCGGGCAGACTTTGGATGTGAGCATCGCCTTCAATATCAATGAAAGACATATCAGCAATGTTCCCTTCTTTCATAAAATCACCAAGATCACCAAGACCTTCATCCTCACCACGAACTATCCCATCGGGGAGTCCCGAAGTGAAGTCGGCTGTGCCATCTGTCATGAAAGTCTTCTCCAATGTCCCCAAGCCGTAGTTCATATCGGGGTAGGTATCGATCAAGCCGTTTAGACCTCTAGGAACTAGATGGTCTGATGGTATTTTTGAACTCATTTGTCACCTCTTAAATACTTTTTAGGAATAGATTTTGAAGAAGCAGTCTTGCCCATTGGGGTGTGATCTTCATCCATTGTTTCCTCTTGTTCTTCTGCCCAACTCTCTGGGTCTTCTTTAATGCTCTCGGCATCTTGTATGATTTGGGTGACCTCTGCTTTGTCTTCGGGCGTTTCTTGACGGGAAATCGCAGCCCAATGTGGGGCTTGAATCTCGTCATAAATGGTGTCACTCAAAGCAGATAACGCCTCAACGACATTCATGTACTGCTTTCGCATATCCATAATCTTTTGTATGTACCCTTTCCCACCCAATGCCCCATCGGGGGATACATCAGCACTCTTGATTTTCGTGAAAGAGTTGTAGGCACTCATAGCGTGTCCCATAGAAGCAGTTGTGCTTCTGAGAACTTTGGCTAATGCTTTCTTTCGCTTTGGCTTAAAGTTGTAATCGGGTTGCATTGAGCGTTCGGAGGGGCCTTGTTTCCAAGCCCACGAACTAGCATCATTCGAGTTATCCTTAACGAAACGAACTTCACCAGCCGTTCTAGTCATTTGACTTTTCGGTTCTAAGGATGCCCCCCACTTTTCTTCCAGAAAAGACCGTTGCTTCTTCTTAAATGATATTTTCTTCATTATACAATCCTATAATTTCAAAGGCTTACCGTCTTCACCGAGCAAACGCTCTATGACGAAACCGTCAGCATCTTTTTTGAATGACCAGATATCTTCTGTGGCTTTATGGATAAGAGTATCCGAACTAATTCTCAAGAAGTCTGTCAAGTCACCAAGAGAAGCAACTCGCATTGTGTTACCAGCGGCTTTTTGTGTCTTGGAGTGTCCACTCGCCAAACGAAGATGATTTTGGTGGACTGCACGAAACTGACCATCATCCCATTTCACAAAAACACGACCATCGTGGGAAGTGATAGCCCCTCCAGCAGACTTAACAGTAACAACTGTCCCTTTGGCATTGTTTTCGGGAGCGTCATCTAAAGACAGAATCGAACCCAAGTTCGCTACGAAAGCCACCCGTGTTCCATCGGAAACGGGCAAACTCAAAGCATTGTTGGCTCTACCTTTATCAGTCAAATCTGATAAGGTTCTATCGGTTGCTTCTTTATCAAGGCTTTCCTCTAAAAACATATCGACCCCGTCAGATGCACCTTTCACATTCATGTATGCACCCGACATCAAGCCGTTCCAAAAGTCATATTTATCCGTACTCATAAGACACCTCTATTATCTTTGTTGAAAATATAGGCATATTACCACGATCAAAGAATAACTTGATACTGCACTGTTGTGGTGTGAACCAACCCATCGGGAAAGACCACATCAAAAGTCGTGGTAGTCTTATTGGTGACATAAGGGGCTGACCCATCATAGCCATCGAGATTGACCATATAAAAAGAGTTGGGGTAAGGCAAAGGCAACGGCACGCTAACGCTGACCACTCCTATTAAATCCACAGAATCCCTAAGTTCACTGAGGGAAAGAGTGGCAGTGATATCTCCACCGATTGTCCCATGCTTTGTCGCATCCACAGAACACGCTGTCGTCCCTTGTACCGTAAGGTTCATTGTCTTACTGTCCGACACTGACAGTAGTCTATCTCCCGTAATGGATAAATCACCAATGGTGCTACGGTTGACAGTCAAAGAACCCGTCCCCAACAAAGAAATCAAGAAGTTACCACTCCCAAGCATACTAGAAATAATATACTCGGAGGTTTTTGTGAGGGGAGCATCAGCAGAGTCATCATAAGACATCTGAAAAGCCGTACCTTGTTGCAAACCAACACAATGGAAATATGCCACTTGTGAAATAAAGCAAATGGAGTCTAGGCGACTAGCCCCCCAAGTACCGTCAAGCACAGTGATAGAATTGACTTTATCGGCTTTGATTGGGTATGACCCAATCCCAGTAGCCTCTAAAGAACAATTTTTAAGAGTCAACCCTTTTTGAAGGAGAGTTGAATCCAACGAACCAGATACTTCGACACAAGATTCACCGTCTTGGTCTTTCTCAATGATAAGATTTTCTATGTGGAGAACTTGAGGGATAACAACACCCAAGTCATCAATCAAAACAGAGGGAGAACCATCGTCACCTTTGAGAGCGACTCGCCCCATTCCAATAATGTGAAGCCCATCCTTCTGGATAGTCAAAGATTCTTGATAAACACCAGCCGTAACGATTATAACAGACGGTTCTAAATAAGAACTCGTCACGGAAACTGCATCAACAGCATCTTGGATGGTCTTATATCTAGCACCACTACCCGTTTTGCCCACGAGAAAAACATTATCAATATTCTCGAAGCCCACCAATTGAGATAGTTTCAAAGCGGTTATTTCTTCGTCTTGAAACACCAATGTCCCATCAACATGATTGATGGTTATCTGAGTATTGGCGTAGTTCTCTGGGTCGAACGACACCCCATCTAATTTTGAAAACTTACTTTGACCCATATCAACTCCCTACACAAATAAAGACCAGCGAACTGAACCCGTATATGTTGTCGAGGATTCAATAGTGAAACTCACCGTAGTTTTCGCTGTGACACGAAAATCTAAGAAAACAGAAGGGTCAAGAAGAACAGAATAATCTGTGGAGTTCTGGGCTTCTGCGAACTCCACCGTAACGGAGGTAGCCGAAACGAAATCTGCCTCACCCGTAAGACGAGTAGCAAGACCTAATAAATCTTTCACCACAAGAATACTTGCGGCTATATCAGAAACAACTTCTGCTGGGAGAAGTGTCATGGAGTCTATCAACTGACCGTTGGGGGCTACGATATCTCGAACTGAGATATTAAGTTGGGTGTCTGCCACAATTTCGTAATAATAAGTGTCTGCCGTTACCGTCACATACTTATATTTGAAGGCACTCTCAATTCTTTGTGATGACATTACCAAACTCCCGATGTCTGAAATCCACGATCTTCAAGCCATTTATTAAGAACAATCATAGACTCTTTATCGGAAGACCAAACCTCAAAGGCATCAAAGCGTTCTTGAACACCCAAATCGGGAATCTTGATATCAACACCCGTCAATTTCACTTTCCCATCTCGGAAACTACGCAAAAGAGAAGGGATACGGCTAACATCCGTTGCACCATAATAAACCGTAATACGGCTCTCTGGACGAATATGGGATAACACCCACCGCCTAGCCAGTCGCTTGGTCATTAAAATACGATGTTCTTTCTTGTCTGACATTTGTGTCCCTCAATAAATGTGTCCGTCTATAAACGGATTAGTGTAAGACAATGAAAGAAGTTTCGGAAAGAGAGGGTCGTTGCACTTCTCTGAGGATGTTCAAGTTTTCGGAGATTTTTTTATAAACGGCAACCAGTTCATCGTAGCCGTCACAACCCAATCGTTTGATAGACCTAATAAATCTATGTCGAACTAGCCCTTGAGAAACATTGAGATTCTTCGCCACTTCTGATTGACATGTCGTTTGATACATTTGCACCATGATCTTCACATCGAGAGGGTCAACCAAGACTTCTTCAAGGTCATTCTGAATCTGTGCTATGGTTAAATCGGGGAGTTCTACAAGGAACTTAATCCGAGCAGAAGCCCTTTGAAGACGATAACAGACAGTCGGTTGGGTCACACAAAACAAGTTTGCGATATCCGTTTGCTTCATGTGTTGGAAGTAGTACAACTCAACAAAATCGGCTTCCCGTCTAGGAATCATATCCAAAAACGATTTAATCTTATCAACTTGTGCTTTCATCTCCTCAGACATCACCTCTGTGAAGGTAATCCCATTATTGAAGATACAATCCTCAGTAGAAAAGCGATTCTCCAACTCGTGAGGCTCTAGTATTTTATGTCCACTCCACCACATATTCACTCCTTAATAGGGTCACAACAGATTCTTGGGATTGGAACAATAGCGTGAATCGATCTCAGACCGACTTCCACCAATGCTTTATCACCATCGAACCCAATAATTTCACCTTCTAAGGAGATGTAGTTCCCTAGAATGACACGAATAAACATACCCTCATCAAGGTCTGTCGAGATTTCTTCTCGAATCTTATCTCGGATATGTTGAATGGAACTATCTGGTAGTGTTGTGATTGTTCTGTATTTACCTCTATCTATCGAAAGAACACTGCGAGTGTAGTCATGTTGTTCAAGAGCGAAATAATCATAATCCATCAAACCACTGGCTATAAAGGCGTATCCTTGTATCCCTTCTAGTTGGATTTCTCTCCCACCCTTTTTATAAGTATGGAGAGGAATATAGATGGAGTGATCTTCATCTATACCTAGATGTCTTCTGAGATATTTCTCTAGTGTTCCCTCACGAACAAGGTATTCACCTTTTGAAGTGAGTTCTAGGACAACCCAAGTTTTTTGGTCTCTATCATCTGCCATTGGTTTCCAGTTCCTTTAATCTTGTGAGGACAAAGGAACGGAATTGATCCAAAGACAACCCCATTGAAGGAATGTCTTTTTTTGGGGCATTATTGACAGCCTTTGGCTCTCGATAGACCCCATTTAGTACCTTTGTCGTATCTTCGGTGTATGATACCGTTGAAGACTGGACTTGGTTCGGGAATGCTTCGTTTTTTTGTGGAGTGCTGATAGTGTGTTGGTTATGATAATAGTTTGCCAAGTCGCAAATCAACATATTATATGTCGGATTGAAGGGAGGTGACAATAAACTTTTCACTAATTGCAGTAAAACCCCTTTCTTCTCTGCAATTTTCGACACTCTTTCTTCGTTCAAATAAGAGGGTAACTTTTGGAAACCCATTGAATAACGAAAAGCCGTCATTGAAAGTTTTGCCAACATCTCGTACATTGCACTGGCTGAAGCCATCGTGGATAAAGTGTCTAGGGTTTCCAAAACCTTGCTGAAATCTCCGTGTAGGTTCTCAAGGATGTCTAGGGCTTTGAAGGTTGTATCTAGCCTTAAATAGTGGTTCACGGATTCAGAGGACACCCTCCCAACCATTGAAACCCCTTCCACTGCTTTGATGGCATCACGGACATGACACTCACCATATTCTGCTATGGCTGTGAGGGCTGGATAATCAAACTCAATCTTCTCTTGCTCACAGATATACTGAAGGCGATCTGCGATCACTTGAGGTGTCGGAGAACGCACAACAAATGCTGGAGCACATCGTGAGAAGATCGTTTTCCTCATTTTCTCTGGCTCTGTGGTACAGAAGATACAAATGAGTTTCTTCTCTTGTGTTCCATAGACGGTGTCTTCCATTGGTTTTAAGAGACCATCAAGGGCTTGACGAGAAAGTTCATGTGCCTCATCAAAAAGGTAAATCTTCTTACGACCACTCACAGCCACATACTCAAGGGAGTCCACGATATCCTTGATGTCACTTTTCCCACTGTTCGTGGCAGCATCGATCTCAATGAAACATTCGCTATTACCGTGTTCAAGGATAGTCTTGCACGAGGAACATTCATCACATGGTTCACCATTCACGGGGGAATCACACAATAAAGCCCTAGCGAGTATTCGCCCCAGTGTTGTTTTCCCCGTACCGTGTGGGCCACAGAAGACATAGGATTGATGAAACCCCGCTTCCTTCTTCACAATGTTGGTGAGAACCTCAACATTACTTTGCTGACCGATCACATCGGCATATACCATTGGTCTGTATTTTGTATCTAGTGACATAATATCCTCCTAACCCTTATACGAAAAATGAAAAGGATTTCAACTGCAAACAAAAAAAAAGGCTTCGACAAAAATCTGACGAAGCCTTGCCAAGAAACCCTATATGAAAATTAGGCTTCTGTGGTAGCACCCGTGACGATAGATGCCATATCAATAGAAGGTATCCCCTCTAGTTCATCTGGGTCTTCCCCATCCAGTTCGGGTCGCCAGTTCCCATGACGGTCTAGTTCGTCATAGTAGTACCCAATATCTGGTGGAGCAACAAAGTATTTCACTTCGCCCGTTTCTTCTTCTTCTTCGGCTCGCATAGCACACAGATGATGATCCAATAATGCTGTCTGTTGTGGGGATGACAAGTTTTGCCATTCATCACCAGCGATCTCAAGGATAAACTTGTAGTCTGTGTCCCCTAATATTTCAAGAATCTTGGGGGCTTTCATTGTCTTTGCGTAAGTGATACGACCACCACGCTTACCAGCCTTTTCTCGGATGAGAATTGCTATTTCATCTTGGATCAAGAACAACTCTGGGTGGTTGTCCTTGATGATGTTTTTCACTCGCAGTACGATGTCCTCGTTTGCTTTGTAGATATCTGCCATTGTATCCTCCTATTGTTTGATAACGGCTTGTGTGTATTGTAATGTTTTGGGTTGATTTGTGCTAAATGCCACAACTGTGACAGTGACACCACCAACAAGAGTGTACCCCTCTCGTAAGTGTTCTAGGACTTTCTTCTCAAACTCTCCCTTGTCATAGGGTCGGTCTGTCGAAACATTTTGTGTGATTACTTTGTAGTTCATTGTTATTCTCCGAAGGGTGTGATTGTTGCTAGGTATACGGATCTAATCGAAAGACACAACCGCACTCACACATAAAGAGAGAAGGCTTTTTTCAAGGCTTGGTCGCCACCCTTCTCCCAAATCTCATTGGGGTCTTTCCCACCACGATAATAAACGGGGGAACACGACAAGCCCAAGCCCGATATCTTATCGACAACACCTTTACGACTCCGACCTTGATCATCAATGAACCCCTTCATGGAGTCTTGACCCGTCTTATCATTGTCGTATGCCACAAAGACCGAACCCTTCACGGTTCTCTTCAAAAAGTCTAGGTGCTTTCTAGTGACGGAGGCTCGCATTGTCCCTAGAACCACAGAGCCATTACCCAAGAGCCTTTGGAGTGTTGTGACATCAAAGATGCCCTCCACTATCCAAACATTTGCCCCATTCCAGATTCGCTCCATAGCGTAAGGGGATAGCCCCACAAACAAGGGATTCCACTGGGCTTGGGTCGTGAGCAACCTTAAAGATTTTGGGTGTTTCCCTTCTAGGCAACGGGATTCCACCCCAACGATACGACCTTGTGGGGAAAAGATAGGCACGATTATACGACCATCAAACTTACGCAGCATTGATTGGTATCGTCCTAGAACCAACTTGTCTGTCGGCTCTGTAATTTGATCCCACCAACCAAAACGAAGTTCATTTATCAAGGTTCGAGAAACACCCCTAGATAAAAGATAATCTTCCCCTTGAGGAGGGAGATTGAAAGAGATGGATTCCTCAAGCCAATTCACATTGACCTCGCAATCGAAAGACCCCTTGAGGGATTGTGAATGACACCCACGAAGTTCTTCCCTATCATCCCAATGAAACCTATAAAATCTCTGTTCTGAGGAACAACCACAGCACAGTTCTCTGGAAGCCAATGTGTATTGACAACTTTCAATTTGACATCTAGTTTGTCAGCAGATTTTGGGTGAACGAGAATCTCTAAATCACCGACATCGTAACCCTCAACATAAGAGATGGCTGACATGACACCCTCTTTTGAAAACTCATGGACATTCCCCCAACCCGCTTCTGAACCAACAGTTGCCACCTCATCAAGAATCTCCATAAAGAAATCTTTCACATGAGTATTTAATCGAACGCCAGCACGAACTACATCATTTTGGGCATCGACCCACAAGATAGACTTAGAGTTCGTGACAAGAAAGGGGGCTAGTTCTCCATTCACCTTGAACTCAAAAAGCAAAGGGTTTTTTTTAAGACTCTGAAACTTCAAAACCTTCAATAAATCAGCCATTATCATCCTCCAAATCTTCGGATAAAACCCAAAGCAAGGCTGCCATATCGGGGAACTTTGAAGCAATGGTAGAAATGGGAAGAGCATCAATAGAAGAGTTGAACTCCTCTTTCAGTTCTTCCTTCGTATTCAAAGGCACGAAATGGGGGCAATCATCTGCCTTCAAGGGGTTGATTCGTTTATCACACGGCATAGCAACCCAGTCCCGTGTTTCCATATTGTGTCCACACAGACCCACGCTAGGAACACCCGACATTTCAAAAGAAGAGGGGCGATTGTAAACGCAGTTGCTAGAAGATTTCGCTAGACATTTATCTATGAACTTTTTCAAATAACGAAATCGAACTTGTTTTATCTTCTGAATTAATTGTCCCTTAGTTTTCATCGCTCGCCTCTATCTTGTTACCCTCAACATCATAAAACTGTAAGCCGAACTGCTTTAATATGAGGTTCACTTTTGGATCATTCAAACTTAACAAGGCTATACCAAGACCACTGAGAATCTGATCGATATCTGAGGAGAACTTGAGAGTGTAGGTCTTACCCCCAACTTCAACCTCAACTTTTCTCATGGCTTGCTTCTTGGGTTTTCGTCTAATTGGCATGAGTTATCTCCGTGAAAATGGCTTTACCGTTCTTCTTGTCTATGCGATAGGCTCTGTCTGCCGAGTCCACCAGAGATTGGTTGTGAGTGACCAATAAAATATCTAGGTCAAGTCGTTCACATAACAAAGATAAAAACTTGCCCATATTCTGAACATAGTTGTTATCGAAAGCGGGCAGACTTTCATCCATCAATAACAATGGACGAAGACCTCTGTTGAGAGTCACAAAGATACGGAGAATAGCACTTTGAACAGTACAAACTGCACCACCAAACCCTTCTGTGGTATCACCCCCCACAATAACCCCACCACCATGATCTTGCACGGTGGTGAGATTAACCGAAACCTTCCCTCGACTTTCACCCACCTCTGATTCAACCTTTAAGTCTTGGTCTGTGAATACGGCTTGTAAGGCTTCTGTGAGCAACCTCTCAACACTTTGAACACTGCTGACCACCTCTCTATCCAATAACTGGCGAAACACACTAGAAACATAATCTAGGGTGTCTATCTCGTTCTCTAAACTTGAGATTTGAGAAAGGATTTGAGATAGCCTATCTTGTAGACTATCTCGTTTCCCTACCAGTTTTTGGTATTTATTTCGGAGGTCTTGAGACATTAAAAGTTCGCAGATTGGATAGGAACGACCAAAGAATAGGTGGAATACCCCGAAACAGTGTGATCTACTACGGGTGAGTTATTCAAGGACTTCAGTGTTTTGATAGTGATATCATCCCCATCAATGAGTTTCAGAACCTTTGTGAAGACCTCTCGATTGAAGTAGGAAGCATTTTCAAGCACCTTTGTGTCATCTTTGAAGGTTGTCAAACCTACCTCAAGAGTATCAACACCACCAGCCATAGAACGACCATTAAAGAACAGTGACCCGTCCTTGAACTCAAACTTGACCACTTTGTCGTCCTCTGACATAGTGAAACCAAGCATACCAAAGGAGTTAATCAAGTTCGCTTTAGAGGTAGACCACTCGGCTAACACATCTGTAAGGCTGTTTTTCATCATCCCAACATCAATACCCGTTAAACCAGCACACACTCGTTTAGGGGGCTTCACCATACCGAACACGGCATCGGAGTTCGACTTGAAATAAACCATTTTATCACAATGGGTGATAGCAATATCCCCGTCACAAGATTTCAAAAAGCCAAGCAAAGGATTGACATCTAGTTTGGTCAAGTAAAAGTCGGCATCATTCAAATCATCCGAAACAGTCAAACACATATTAAGACCGTCACCACTGAGGACACCACCATTCTGAAAAGAGATATAGCGATAGACAACCGATTTAGCATCTGGCTTTGCCACAAACTTTTTGTGATGATTGATTAGTTCGTACAATGCCTCTGCCTTGATGGTCAACATAGATTTTGCAGACGAAACCGATTTATCCCAGTAAGGGAAGTCTTGCTTGTTACACGGGAAACGAACATTCCCACGACTGTTGTGGACAGTCACAATACTGTCTTTGACAGTCAAGGTGACCACATTGTTTTCCATGTAGTTGAACATATCTTTGAAACGGGAGGCTGGAAGATTGAAACTATTCACAATATCACCATTGACTGTGCAAGTGTTTATACTTGTACTTGAGCAGTAACGATGGTTGGTGGTGTGAACATCCATGCCAGTCTCTGTTTGACGAAGGAAGTAATTTTTCGTCCAATCGGCTGTGCCGTCTGAGCCTAGTGAATAAGCCGTGATACCGATGGCTTTTTCAAGGTCTGTTTTTGCAATAGTCATTTTCATAGTTATTTCTCCATATAGGTGAGTAAGTTAGTTTCTGCTTCGTGCAGATGGATTTCGAGTTGTTCTAGTAATTTTGTTTTCTGAGAAGATAACCTCTCAATAACATTTTCAAGGTCTTCTGGGTCATAACCCTTATCTCGGATCTCCGTATCAAGTTTTTGCTTATCTGATTTAGCGACATCCAAACGACCTTGCAATCGCTGGAGTGTTTTCTCAAGTTTTTGTTTTCTTTTCAATGCTTCATCAAGTGTCATATACACCTCCTTTTTACTATACGAAAAGACTTCCCAAGAACGATCCTACTTCGGCAATTTAAATTGAACAAACTTTTCGGTCGACCCTTCAATGCCCAATTTCTTATCGAAGTTCTTCTTTCTTTTCTCCGAGTTTACTGCCTTCTGCTCTTTACGAGCATCACAGATGGATTCATAATCACAGAACTGACAATGTTTTGCTTTTGGAGTGGGGTCAAAAGATTTTGAGTGCATACCCATCATTGTTTCTTTGGCTCGCTCCTCTAAAGAATCTAAATGGTGGGGGGTGAACTCCACGAAATCAACCCCTTGTTCCATCTCACCCTCATTGTCCATACCGTAAGGATATCTATAATAGATGAAGCCCAGTTTGTGAGGAGTGTCACCAGTGGTTGCCCGATATAACATAGCATACCATCTCAACTGGTCTGGAGAGGTGTATTTACCTTTGCTCAAAGAGTTCTTCCCATCGTAGATGCCTACTTCTTGATTTCGGATAATCACGAGGTCTGCTCTACCACCCACCTTCACTCCACCGTCTAGTTCGGCTATCATATTCACTTCACTCCGTGAATACTGCCCCAACAGTTTGTGGTGTTTCATCGTGGGAAGAAACCCACGAATACCTTCCAAGCAAACCGTGAGCATTTCTTCTTCGCTAGGGGCTTTTTCCCAATCAATGTATTTCGTGTGTGTCAGAAACTTGAACTCTTTCCTAATGCTCTTCTCAAGATTTTCTTTGAGATTGGTGGGGTCTCGCCACAACTCATCGTTATAGAGATCCTCCATTGCCTTCGCAATCACAATGCCCATCACGGCATGGTGCATAGAAGACGGCTTAGGTGGGGGGATAGGCTCACCCACACCGTAACCCAAGTCGATGCCTTCCCAACCACGACCCCACAAAAACATCTGGGGGCATTTCTCATATCTCTCCATTGTTGACCAATAGAGAACCTTAACTTTTCTTCCCATCGTGTTGCTCCGTTTTTACAACACAATACCCATGAAAGAAAAAGTTAAGGTTTTATCTAGGGAGTGGGGTTTATTGCACTTGCTCCAAATACAACAAGGCTCTCTCTTTGATGGAGTTTGGTATTTCCAAAGCCATCACAGACTCACGCAAATCCGTTTCGCTACAAGTGGCTAGGCTTTCCTTTAATGAACCCACGAAAGTCGTCATTGTGTCCTCTCGGATTTCTTCTTTCTCTCTCTTCGCAAGGTCAAAGACTTCCTCTGAGGGCTGAACTTCAAGTGGGATTTTCTTCAAGTGGATGCCATTCTCGTCAAAACACAATGAACCAAGATAAGGTATCCGTTCGATGTTGTCTTGTGTGAGCGAACCTCTCGTCATAGAACCAATATTCACAACCCATTTGTTTGGGGCAATCTCTGTGATGCCTTGATCCTTGTGCCAGTGTCCAAAGCACCACACATCGGGGGCGAGGTTCTCCAAGTCAGAATACTTGACGATATCCTCCCCCTCAAACATTGAGCCACCCTTTTCAGAAGCAAGCACATGGGCGACACACACAAGATAGTCCTCATCCCCTTTGGTGATGCTCTTGAACCGTTCCATATCATAATGAACACCATGATAAGGGATACCAACCACACGAACCTTCAAGCCATCCTTCTCGAAGATGACCTCGTGTTCATCATACAATCTCTTGAAGCACCCACTTGAAAAAAGAACCCCAAGAGGTTGTTGGTGTAGAAAGGTGTAATCCCCATAGACACAATCGTGGTTGCCCACATTGGCATACACGGGAACGGGATAGTCATTATGAATATCAATCATCTCCCTCACCAAAGAGTGGGAGTTCCTTGTAGGGGACTTGATATCAAAGAAATCACCTCCATCGAGAACGGCATCGAAGTCCTTTGCTAGTTCCCCCACCTTCTTCAATTTTTTTGTGAGTGTCGCCCTCCAATCATCTGTTCGAGATACGGGGGTCTTGTCACTCATGTGTATATCAGTTCGCCATAGTAGTTTAATCATATCTTCCTCCAATGCGTATACGGAAAGTGGGGGTCAAACCAACCCCTTAAAAATCTCAGCAATCATATCTACCGTGAAGCCATTCCCCAATGCTTTCTTGGCTTGACCCTCAGAAATAGATTTGGTGTAGTTGTCGGGAACGGTCTGCAATCTTTCACATTCCAATCGTGTCAAAGGGCGTATCGCATCTCCGAACTGGTACAAACCACTGCACCCCCCTAGACCCCCACCACTGGCTGTGAGAGTGCTAGACTTACCTTTACTCGAATACACACGATAGCCTTGTCGAAAGTTCCGTGATAACAGTTTGCCATTCTCTATCCACATGGTCTGATTCCGTGTCTTGAACCCCCCTACAAAAATCAACCCCGTATCTGTGTTGGAAGACGGACACGGAATGAAGTCCAGAGAAGAATCCGAGAGGAGATTCTTGGAACTTTGACCAGCGATGTCATCTAGGCACAAACTCTTTTCGGTTATGGAGGGGCGTGGGAGATTTGTCCAGTAGTATCGAGGACGGTTCTGGGCTGAAACCAAAGAGGAGTTCAGTTCGTAGGGGCTGGTTCGCAAAAAATATGAAATCACATTGGTAGCCCATTGATCCATAATGACATTTTCAAGCAAGAAATACTTCGGTTTCGTGAGTTTCAGAACCCGTAAGAACTCAAAAAACAGAACTGATCGAGAGTCATCGAAGTTCAGTTTGCTCCCAGATTTTGAAAAGCCTTGACACGGTGACCCAGCGATGAGTAAATCCACCTTTGGGAAATCCGTTATCTTGGTCACATCACCGAGTTGTCTTGTCTTAGGGAAGTTCTCTTGGGTGACCTTGATGGAGGCATCTTCTATCTCAGAAGCGTAGTAGTTCTCATAGGGAACTTGGGCTCTTTGGAGTGCGAGTTGCCCACATGAAATCCCATCAAACAAAGAGAGAACATTCCGTATCGGCTCAACCTTTCTATTGACGGAAACAGTAATCACGGAATCCAACCCCATTGGTCTGCCATCGCTTGGGCGATGCCGTCAAAGGTTTCACTTCTAGCGTATTCACAAGCGATGAGAATACGCATTGGCTTCCGAACCTTGCCTCGTGTAATAATCATTTTCTCTCCAAATTGATGGTGTAACTGAAATGATTTTCGCTTGATGGACGACACACAAACGCATACGAGAATAACTTCTGTCCTCGGTATGTCCCACCCTTGATTTCTTGAAGTTCCTCAATGGAAACATTAGTTCGGTGGGCTTCCCCCTCATAGCGAACTAGACTCTCGTGGAGAGGAAAGCCTTTCAAGCCCGTTAGTTCTGACAACCAACTGATAAACCGCACCGCATTATCCCCGATGGCTGTGTCACCAAAGCCAAGATTCTTGTATCCCCCATCTGGGGAATCACAACCAAAACGATTCTTCACGAAGTTCGCAAAAAGCCTCTTGAATCTCTCAACATCCAATCGAATATCTCCACGATGAATAGCATCTGTGTAATTCATGAAAGATTTGGTGACCAAACCTTGCAGATTCACGGAGGCTATCTCGTACATTTTATCCCACCAAAAAAGACAGTTCTCACGATAGGCATGAACGGAGTTATTCATCACATCATCTGCACGGAGAATGATATCAATACACCGATAACCCATAGAGGTATTTCGGAGATTGAGGTCTTTTAGAACTGGGTAATCATGCTGCTCAAGAAGTGCAATGATGTAATGGACAGTCGCAAGGGAGAACTTGGTGGTATAAGAATCTAGGAATGACCTCGTGGCAATTTCTAGGTTGGGATTTCTCTTGTTGGTGTTCCAAAACAACTCTTTGGCGTGGTCTTCATCCACAGCAACCATGTGGTTGCAAAGTGTTTTTATCTTGGGGGGTACGACATACATATCTATGAAAGTACAATCTTCCCAAGCGACTCCCTCCCTTTTCCAAACGGTCTTACCACTGTCAGTGAAACCCACAATCTCTGTCCCGAGAAAATGGTGGAGAAGCAACCCAGAGAGAAAACCATCTAGGTCGGTGTTGATAATCGCATAGGGGATATTCATTTTATCCCCGAGAGCAAATGAGCAATCACAGACACTGTCCAACCGTTACCAATGGCTGAAATCCTCTTGGCATCAGAAGCCCCTTGTATATTTGTATACTGTAGGGGAAGTGTTTGAAGTTTCTCGAACTCCTCCACTGTCAATAACCCTATCTCACCATCTTCTCTGAGGAACTTAATTTTGCTGTGTCCATTGCTATGAAGAACAGTAGGGGATTTCTTAATGAGATAGGTGGCTCTCTGATCTTGTGAGTTATGACCCTTTCCCGTCAAATCATATTGAAGATAATTCCGACCATACCTCCAACCTTTGATGGAGGACACCTTCACCCACTTTCGTGAGGCACTCATATCAAGGACATCTCCCAAAGTGTCAGAGCAAGGAATTACGGGCAACAATCGAACGGGGAGGTTCGTCCAATAGATCCGTTTTCGTTGTTGGGCTGAAAAGGCTACGGAATCAATACGGATGGGGGTGACTCCCAATGTCTTTGTGATGACCCCCTCACTAAAGGAATCCATCTCAACATTTTCAAGCAAGAAAAAACGGGGGTTAAGTTCTTCTTTCAAACGAATGAACTCCCAAAACAACTTTGATCTCTCGTCACCAAAGTTCTGACGGTATCCCGCTTTTGAAAAGCCTTGACATGGTGACCCAGCAAATATCAGATCGATGTCTGTAAGATTCTTGGAATCCACTTTCTGAACATCTCCCAACTGAACTGTTTCTGGGAAGTTCGACTGAGTGATGGATATGGCTGTCTTATCTATTTCAGAAGCGTAATAAGTTCCGTAAGAAAGCCCCAAGCGATTGAGAGCCAATTGACCACAAGAAATCCCATCGAATAGCGATAAGACATTTCGGAGATTGACGGGTTTATACACCCTTGCATTTGTTATCACAAACATTGACAATCATTCCCTTTCTCTTTGCATAAGGAGCAAGTCCCCGATTTCCAACGATAATCGGCATAGAGATACCCAAGCAAAGAACCCGAAAAAAACAGCAGAAAAACTAGAGCAAAAAACTTGAGGACTAACATACAGTGCTACCACATAAAGGACATGAGCCTTGAGCATGAATGTGGTCTTTCAAATGTCTTTGTAATGCCACTTGATCCCGTTTATTCTGTTGGATATCCTTCTCCAAGTCCTCTAGCAGTTCGATACTGATAGACCTCTCGGTATGCAAAGAGGTTAGGGTTTCTAGTGTGTTCTCTGTCTTTGAAAGGAACTCCACTTTATGGAGAGGTACAAGGTCATTGGATAGGGTGGTACACATCTGAGACATAACTCTAGTGCCAGTCATAGCCCGTAATCTATCTGTCTGTAAATCCGACAATGTTTTCAAAGTTGCTGTCAGTGTGAGCAAATCACCTTCATCTGGAACATACACGGATGAGATGCCTTGTAAAAAAGACACTGTCTGAGAAGCCTCAGCATATTCGCCCCTTAGTTCAAGTAGCGAGGAAAGACCCTCTGATAAAGAGGACACTTTATCCGTGTTAGGGATTGTTATTGAGGTGACACCATCCAAAAGAGATATCTCCGATAACAAAGAACCTCGTTTATTCTGATAAGAAATAAGAGTAGCAATTTGATTAGTGAGGGTTGCTACTTTCTCCTCTAGCCTCTCTATGGTATCTAGGAGCAATCCTAAAGCCTCTAGCCCGACATAATGCTCTAGGTCTTGTTGGAGGGCTTTCTCGTCTTTTTTACGCACCTTCAGAGTACTGTTGGCTGATCGTTTATCTCGTTCGCTTTGCTTCATAGCATTATTGAGGGTCTGAACTCGCTCAACATCGGAGATGGCTTCGGCTAGGACTGAGCCAGTTTCACTCAATAGGAACACTTGACCCGTGAACTGTGGTGCGAACTGCGACCATATCTCCCGACCACCAGCCGTTATGGGCTGCACCATAAAGTCATCTAGTTCTTCGGGTGTGCCAGAACCCACTTTATCGAACTCTTTGCCATTGATGATATATTTGTTTTCTTTCTTTCCTTTCAACCAAGTGACCTCATTCCCATCCTCAAATGAAACAGAAACCTCACTGTGAGGTTTTCCGTGACGAACAAAGGCGTGTCCCCTTGTATTTTGGAACACGCCCCGTATCGCCCGTTGGACGGCACTTTTGCCACTATTGTTCTTTCCAGTGATAACAGTGAAACCACTGATTTCGAGATCGGCTTTTTCGATACTTTGGAAGTCTTTTATTTTTACTTTGGTTGTCATAATATTCTCCTAGACATTATACCGAAAAAGCCCCTCAAAACGATCCCAGTTACTTATCTAAATCTGCAAGGGCTTTGGCTACATCGACTTCGTTAGAGTTGTCAATGCTATCCTCTTCTTCAGTTTCGGTGCTATCAACCATAGAGCCACTGAGGATAGGGATACAGATTTCCCAAAGTTCGTTACAAAGAGCATCATCGTTCTTCAACTGCTCTCGGATACGTTCAACTCCTTGTACCTTAATGATTGAGTCATCGGCACGAACCCAAGTGATCCAAGAACCCGATTTCTTGATAATGCCATTGGCAATAGCAATGTCAATCATTGTAGATTCATTGTCGATGCCCTCACCTTGACGAAGATGAAAGTCAATCTCTTGTCCTTGCGAACTAGAAACCTTGCATTTATCCAATTTCGCTCGGGTCTTGCTACCAATGGCTTGATCTTCGTACTTACCCGCAATGGCATTGTAAACCTTTCCCTTCACTGTCTGAACTCGTTTCAAACGCATACGCAGTGCCGAATAGAAACGCCAAGCCTTCCCACCTTGAACAGTGGTAGTCGCATCTGCACCGTAGCCCATACCACCAATCTTATCTCGGATTTGGGATATCCCAATGATGGTCACGTCATTCTTTGCAGCCAACTGCTTAATCTTGGGTAAGTGACCCGACCACAAACGAGCGATCTCACCGACCTTTGCGTGTTTCTCAATGTCTTTACCCGTCTTATTGAACTCAATCTTCGGAACTCCAGCACCAACAGAGTCGATAACAATGAGATCAACACCTTCTGTGATCATCAAGAACATAATCTTCAGACCATCTTCTAGGGTTTCGGGGGCTACAAGGACGAACTTGCTTTCATCCTCAATGGGAACACCCAATGCTTGAGCATAATCGGGAACGATGGCGTTCTCAAAGTCGATATAGCAAACTGTCCCACCAGTGGCACAGACTTGGGCTACGGTTGTCAGAGCAAGGGTTGTCTTACCACTACCCTCGTGTCCATAAAGGTTCATGATACGCCCTTTGGGGATGCCAGGGCATGGGGAAACACCGAATTGATTTGGACGACCTCCAATGAGATAGTCGATTGCCAAAGCACCCGTTGGGATGTGTTCCAATGAGGTTTTCAATCGTTTGGAATCTAGTTTGACTTGAACATTGCTATCAAGACCGTGCTTTGTGATATTGCCCATTGCTTTGGACAAGGCACTTGCTGGTGTGATTTTCTTTGCGTTAGGTTTTTTTGTTGCTTTTCTTGGCATGGGTGTTTGCTCCTTGTTGTGACCATGTGAAAAATCGGTCATTTTGACGATAAATGAGTCCAGTGGCTTCGGTTTTACCAGCCTTCTTTCCTCGTGTGTAAGTATGCTTTCTTGCGAACTGATGTTTCTCTTTGACTGAAAGGTCATCGAGAGTGATTTCTTTTTTGTAGAACTGCCAGAAGCGATGGGCTATAACACCCACCCAGTAGGCATCGGCTTCATTGTGATTCCAACGGACATTTGTGTTTGATTTCTTCTTGCTTGCTTCCACCATATCGGCTTTCTTCATCTTCCAACCTTTCGGTCGACCCAAACAGTCGAAAGCGTGACTCTTGACTTGTGGGGGCGTGAAGAAAACGGCATCTTGCTTTTCCACAAGAAACACATCATTACAAAATAAGAAAAGCCCATACATCCCCTCTGAGTACAAGTCATTGAAGATAGGGCTTTCGATACCAATGTAATCTGGCTTATGTGTTTTAACGAGGTTTCTCAACTCCTCACGAAGATAAACATACCTCTCAATGAAAATCTGTTTTGCATTTGTCTGAAAGCGACCTCGCTCGATAACAGTAAAACCATCGTCAGCGATTAAGCACCAGCCAAAGTTCGTGAGAGAGGGGTCTAGCCCAAGTGTTGTCATAGTTAGCCTCATAAAAAATAGCCCCCCCAACAAAGAGGTCAGAGGGGCTATGGGAAAGGAAAAGGATTAAGGATTAGTAAGGGATGATACTATCCAAGTCCCCTTCGTCAGCGACATTACCAGTGGTGTCAGAAGCCATTACAATGCCCAACTTTTCTTTCAGTTCAGCGATTGTGAACTGACGACCAAGTGAGTCACGAATGTTTGCTTCTTCACCCGAAACAACTTTCTGAATCTTCTTTGCCATTTCAGAAACAGTTTCGTCTTTGCTTTGTTCAAGGGCATAACGGAACAAGTTACCGTGTCCAACACCTTTGAAACTCTTTGCAATAGGCATGATTTCCATCTTCTGATACTGACCACCACCTTTAGGGCAAGTGATAGAGATATCAACATCACCAAGCCCGAAAGACTTGTGAGCACGGAGCAAGGTAGATAGTTTATCTTGCGACATGATCCAAGGCATTACCTTGTAGCCTTTTCCTTTGACAAAAGCCTTATTGTCAAGAATACCATCATCTGTTTCCCACACACATACGATAGTAGCAAATACATCACGAGGACGGTCTTTCATCAAGTCACGATACTCTTGGTCTTTGTCGTTGTCATGGATTACATATCCAACGCCTTCCTTGTAGTATCGAGCCGCTTTTATAAATCTGGGGGCATCCTCTGCAAAGTTTGCTGAGTCATCCCACCAGACAAGTGACAGACGATAAGACTTACCATCCTCCACTTTGAAACGGTTTGATTTTTCACGAATGACACTGCTAGTGTCGTTAAGAGTAAATTCACTAAATCCACTCATGGTTCACCTCTAGGGTTGGGGTTATTGTATAGGCACAAGTTATTGATTTGTTTGAGTGCCACCTACTATACGAATAGAAGATTGCAAAGCGATCCCTATTCGGAAAGAAAAGTTGAAATAAGTTTTCAATCATTGTCAAGATCCCGTAAGATTGCGTCTAGATCGGGAAGATCATCATCTAAATCTTTTTCAGAAACTTTATGTTGATCCAGTGCATCCGTGTCGAAAGGACTGACGAGTGACTTGGCTGGAGCACTTCTTTGTACTGCCTTTGCTGCCTCATTACCCCATCGTCTACCAATAGATAAATCCTCTTGGCACAGTTTCATTTGGTCTTTCAAACGGTTCTGAATATCACGGAGGTCGCTTCTCTTGGTTTTCACCACAGAAACCAAAGTTTCCAAGTTCGCTATGGTGGTTTTCAAAGAGTTCAGTTCGAGCAAGTGTTTCCGTAGTTTCAAATGGGCTACGGCTTCTTGTGATTTCAAGTTCCGACCAGCACGAACCTCTGGGTCATTGGCAAGTAGATCCTTCTCCAAAAGTTCAAACTCTAGATCCAACAATCGGTTGCGAGAAGAATACATCTGTAACGAGTGTGTAATGGCATTGAACAACTGCTCACAACGAGTCAATAGATTCCGAGTCACAGCAACCTTCTGATTAAGCCTTGAGGGGCCAAAACGAAGAGGGTCTGAATCCAACCCAATCTGCATTGCAGATATTTCTTCAAAGACCTTGTCGATATACTCTTGGTCAATGGAGGGAAGTTCTGGCAATACGGGTTCTTGGATTTTCAAGTCGGGTTTTTGTTTAGGTGTTGTCATTGGAGTTCTCCTTGTAGTTTTGTTGTATGATATGTTGGTATCGTTGTTGAATACCTTTTATGATTCTCTGACCCTCCTCTAAGCCCACAGAGCCATTTGCGATGGCTGAGGTATAGGAAGCGACATCTGTTTCCATAGCGAGCAGTAGGTGAGCAATACGACCCTCATTCAAGGTCAAAGGCATAGAAGGGGCTTCCCCACTAGGGTCATCGTCTTGGACACTATCCCAACTGGCTGTGAAGCCCGTGTAGGTGTCCCCCGTTTTAGTTTTGATTGATCGAGTCGCCACGATTTTTGTAATACGCATAGCCGAGCGAATCTGTGAAATACTTTTCATAAAACCTCCTTGTGTTTTATACGGAGTTGGAGTTCAATCTCGATCCCTTTCGGCTTGGGAAAATAAGCGTTCTTTCAAAAGAGTGTTGCGAACATCTTCACGAGAGTTCATCACAGCCCTCTCAATGGCTGAAGCATGACCCAACAGAATGACACGCTTCTTGGCTCGTGTGATAGCCGTATAGAATAGGTTGCGTTGGAGTTGGGAGCGAAACCCTTGTACCATTGGAAGGATTATCATATCTGTTTCTTGTCCTTGCATTTTATGGACAGTGGTGGCATAAGCCAAACGGAGATACTGATAGACCTCTTTGGGCGTGAAATCTACATAGAAGGGGTTCTCTCCGTGTATCTTCACAATGACCTTCTTATCGGGTTGGATACGATACACCTTGCCCGTATCGCCATTGAAGACCCCTTTCCCGTAATCGTTACGGATTATCATGACACGGTCATCTTCACGGAGTATTTGGTCACCCACACGGATGTAATTCTGATTGTGCTTCTCTGGGTTCAAGATTTCTCGGAGGTGTGTGTTGAGGTTGGTTACACCCAATGTGCCACTGTGTCGTGGAGACATCACTTGAAACCTCTCCCTCGCCTTGAAGATACGGAGAGAAAGTTTTTTGATCGCATCAAGTATTTGGCTTTCACTAGAGATAGGGAGGAACACGAAGTCTAGATCAGTGGATGCTTTCAGTTCGGGGACATTCCCTTTATAGATATCGTGAGCAGCATAAACAATGTCACTTGTATCACTCTGACGGAAAATCTCTGTGAGAGAACTGGTTGGAAATAAGTTCGCTTGAATCATTTCTCGGAGGACATTCCCAGCACCCACACTCGGCAACTGTGCCGAGTCACCTACAAGCACTAGACGACAGTCCCCATTCGTTCCCGTTAGCATACGATAAAGCAAGTGTTGATCGACCATAGATGCCTCATCACAAATGAGAACTTGATCGGGGAGAACATTAGTCCATTTCTCATTCTCACCAGCCTTCACACTAGCAACAGACTCACCGACCACACCATAATAAGTCTGTTCTCTTTCTTCATCATCCCCTTTACCACCCTTTGAACCAAAGGCTCTATGAATGGTTGAGGCTTCGACACCAGTGACTTGATGAAGGCGTTTGGAAGCGATACCCGTTGGCGAAACCAACTTGAAAGTCACACCAGCCCGTTGAAAAACCTTCACAACGATACGCAAAGTGGTCGTCTTACCCGTCCCTGGCAACCCCGTAATAATCGACACGGGGTAGATAAGAGCATTAATTGCGGCTTGGTACTGGGCTTTCGATAACGAGATAGAATTGACCTCACACTCAAAGTCCAAAGCCACACGAACACAATCTTCCAACGAACTGACCTTGAGATTATGAGCCTCAATATCGGGGTGTTCGCAACGGATAAGAGAGTACTTGTACCGCTCCAATTCCGAAAGGCTTTTGCTCACTTGGGCTGACTTGTGTCTTTGATAAAGCATCTCAGACCCTTTATGCTCCATTCGATGATTCCACTTCGTGTAAACACATTCGTGTAGTTCACCCCCACAAGTGAGATAAGATTCAAAAACCAAATCACCATCCTCGTCTAGTTTTTTCAAACAGTCAATGACGGTATCCCTACGAATCGAAACACCCATCATCTTCTCTATGCTATCTTGGATTTCCTTGACGGTGTGGTACAGATGACCCATACCACCTCTCCAAGAGTTCAAAGCCGATAAAATAGCCCCTTGTACCCTCTCAACGCCCCTCAAAGGGAGATGGAGTTTCTTAGCAACGGCATCGGCATGTTCAAAGGTAATCCCCTCAATTCTCGTCAATCGCCAAGGATTGGTCGAAAGGATTTCTTTGGCTCTATCCCCAAAGGTTTTCCATACCAAGTCATACTTCTTTTGATGTATCCCCACTTCCTCAAAGAACTCTACGGCTTCAAAGAAAGCGATGTAAGACCGCCACCTTTGAAGAATGAACTCTGCTGTGATCTGAGTGACATTCTTCAAGGAACTCAAATGCTTGAGAGCATCGGGTGAGTTCAATTTTGAATAGGTCAAATCCCCGAACTTGAGAAACAACTGATCAGCAATCAATTCAGAAACACCATGTGACCGTAAGATGGCTCTTGTTTCAGAACCCGATAAGTTCTTCTTCTGTACGGGTGCTTTCCGTATCTTCATTTGCTTGCCATGTTTTGGGTGACTATCCAAAACACCATCAAACGAAAACCAAGACCCTTTTTTGATAGACAAACCCGATACCTTCCCACGAACCACGAGGGAGTTTGGAATACCTATCGGTGACTTATCCAGTTTCATCCTTAAAATATAATAATTATCTTCTGCGTTAGAGAAGATGATAGTTTCCACATTTCCACTATAAACAGCCATACAGACCTCCTTGTCATTTCTATACGAAATAAGAGGTCTGAACCGATCCTAAAAGGCTAGTTTAATTCATCATCCTCTCTAGGATGATACCAATCTTCTGGTGGAATAGGTTTGAACTGAGGGTTGTCAAAATTGCGTTCTATCAAACAGAGTCGCATCTCAATAGGGTCTTTCACGGTCGAACTTGTCGTCAAGACCACAATCTGTGAACCCAATATCCTTATCTGATGCTTTATTTTCGAGCCATATGCCCCCAACATAAACTTAGAATCGAGAGTTGACTCCCAGATAGAAACCCAATGGTCAAGAATCTTAGAGATATCGGGTCGTTCAATGAACTGCATCAGTTCCCAGTCGATGTATTGCATAAAAAAATCCCCCGTAATATTACGAGGGACTATAATCGAACTAGCGAAAGATTTTAGAGTTCGCAAGAACCACCAACACAAGCCAGTTCTCTCGCACCTTCCCCTCGATCTTCTTTTTCATACACAGAAAGCATACCGAAATCAATCTGAGGCATTTTTGACTCGGCTTCCAAGTATGTTGCTTCATCAATTTCTTCGTAAGGGGCAAGACGGTATTTCCCACCATCGTACGGTAAAAAAGAAACGCCCGTGATCTTATTGAAGTTCTCATAGACCCACTCACCCACTTCTTGCCACTCATGATCTTTGGGATAAATCGTGCAAGATTGGTTATGACCCTTCTCGGAACACCAAGTGTTCATAACTTGAAGATATCGTTCACACTGTTCAAGTGCCGTTTCATCCTCACGGAGCATTGCACCCTCTGGGGACTTCACGGGGAATCGTGCAACCCAAGTTGTGACATCTGCATCTGCTTTGTCTTCTTCACCCGTTTCCTTGAACATAGGCAAACCCGAATCACGAACCATTTTACAGAGAGGGTCATGGGAGGCAATTCTGACATGACGGAAATAGAACTTACTGTATCGAGGGTGAAAACCACTAGCACAATCAACGAACTGAGAGGTATTACCACTAGGCTTCCCACAAGTGACAGCCGCTGGCATATTGATACCCAAAGTCTGAGAAGCAAGCCTTGCTGTTTCGACAGCCACTTGATTGAAGTAATTCATTGCATCGTCATTTTGAGACAATTCGGGATTATCACACTGACCCGTGATATCGACACCCAACAGACGGTCTTCATCACAAGTCTGAACCCAACCCTTTCTGAGATAAGGGAAGTGTGTGAATGTGGCTTGCATAGCACCAATCCAAGTCGCCAAGCGTACCTTTTCAGCAAAGGTTTCTATGGTATCCTCAGAACGCATGACGGCTGCACTGAGATTACAGAATTGACCACCACCATTTTCACCAGTAATGGGGTCAGTCGCTCTCAAGAATCTCAGACCAATCTCGTGACAAGGGTTTGAACGGACATCTTTAGTTGGTCTGTCTGCTCGTTCGTGCCAGTTACCAATCGAAAAACCACGCTCCCCACTCATACTCTCAACCAAAGCATCCCAATCTGCCCAAAAAACTTCTGGGGAGGGTTTCTCTTGATAGTATGCCGAGTTGTTAGCCATATAGCGATGCTGTGGGAACTCGCCTCGCTTCCAGTTCTTTGCGTGCCGCATTTCTTCATCTTCTGGATCAGAAAAAGAGATGAGGGCTGATCTACGAACACCACCACTCACGACAATCTCACCCACTTTACACATGATGTCATGGCACTCAAGAGATTTCAGTTTGCGACCTTGTGCCCCAAGCATCAATTCTTGAACGTAATCAAGAAGATTCTTGAGAGGTTCTGGCCCACTTGCACGACCACCCTTAGTTTTCAGAACTGCACCAGCAGCACGAACTAGAGAATAATCGAACTGAACCTTGTGTCCTTTGTAGCCTTCAACCAAAGCCAGATATAAAGCATCTGCCCAACCCTCAGCCGAGTCGACAATTTCATGATTGATGATAACATCCCCAAAACTTGCTACATTTGGCAAGTTATTCACGAACTGGGATTCAACAGAGAAACCCACGCCCGTCCCTTGCATAAGGATATATAAACCTTCAGAGAAGGCTCTGAGATTATCAAGAGGGATGAAGGAACAGTTGTAGATACATGTGTTATCCCGTCTTGCTGGATATCCAGCCGACCACAAGGCTCTCATTGATCCCATAATCTGCATGCCAATCATCTGCTCTCGAATCTGAGAGAAAATCTCATTAGGAGTTTGAGGACATTCCTCTTTCAAGAACTCTATGTAACGGTCGACTGTTTCAGTCCAGTTCTCTCGTCTTTCGCCATTCCATTTGGCATAGGTTCTTTTATAAACAAACTCCGAAAGCATATTCGGGAATGTTTGCATAAGTTTAGGTTCTTCAACCGTTTTTGCTATTGTACTCATACGTTTTCCTTATTCTTATTAGTGTGTAAAGACCCTCTCAAGGTAGGAGGTACTATTACAGTCTTTATCAAAAATCTATTGAACTTCCAAAGGGATTCACATTTGAATCAAGATCACAAGGTCACTCTCAAATCTTGTCCAAGCGTTCTTCCCACCAGTCTTAACATACCGTTCAGTTTGTGAGATCAAATGTACCAATCTCAAACATCGTGAAACATCCCATTTTTTTATATTTGGGATCAACTTTTTTTTCAGAACATACGGATGGATGCCCGTTGTCTTTTGATCTATTGGGCGACCTTGTTTCGACAGAGACGAACACAATAACCATTTTCTCGCCTCTGATCCGAGCCAACCACAAACCATAAGAGTCGGATCGTTGTTGTGTGTGGATTTGACCGTCACTAAAGATTTCAAAAGACCTCTGATGTTTCTATCTTGAACAGAAGTGATGATATCTTGTGCAGACATTTCGGTCACTTGAGCAATGGCACGGAAGTGGGTGGGTTTGATTTCCTTCTCAGACCCAAGCAACATCTGAACCTTAAACAACTCGTGGGTGATGACACCATAATCTACACCGACAATCTTAACGAAGTTCTTCGCCAAACCAACACTGAGATGTAAACCCAACTCGTCACACGAAGAGATGGCAAACTCTATCGCTTTCTCCTCTGCTTGAAAAACCGAAACCTTATTGAACTTTTTAATGTTCCTCTTGGCTATCTTGTGGATGGGGTGTTTCTTGCTTCGGGGGAGTGACCCATCAATGTACAACAGAATGGGGTAAGGAAGGTCACTGAGATAAGCGATATCGCACGACAAGGCATCCTCAATGTAAAAGGCTGGCTTACCACCACTCCCACCAAAGAAACCCAACAGAGGTGATATATGGGGTTCTATGCTTTCGGGTGTTCCCACTACGGTATAAACACTGTATTCCTCGGACAACCATTTTGAAATAACGGTCTTAATTTGTTTACGACATAGGAAATCGTCTGAGCCATGAACTAGAAGCATAGCACCCCCAACAGTTCATTCTTGGATATTGGGTGGACTTGTCGGAGAGCCAAACGGATTTCGACCCAAAGGGTGACCACCCTCTCTTTCGTGAAGTCCAACTGGGACAAGGCATTCCCCAGTTCAAATAAAACCTCAAGGGGCTTTGCTTTCAGTTCGTTAAGTTGAATAATTACATTGGCGTGATTACCCCCCACACAATTTCTAGCAAGGCGTAGATACTCCTCTTTGGGTTCTGGTGAGGAAGCATACGACCAAACAACCCTACAACGGGAACGAATGGTTTTCGGTACTTCATTCAGAGAGGTCGCCCAAAGGATGGGAGTCACAAAGGGTTCATGCTCCTCAATACCTTTCAAGAGAGCATCTGTGGCTCGACCCCTAGCACTATCCACTGCACCAACAACCACAGCAAAGGAATCCACTCCCACCAAAGGGAAAGACATCTTCTCTATGGCACTCTTGGCTTCCTCTGTTGTGAGGGCATCACCACCAAACTCGTAATGGGTGGAAAACTTGAGGGCTTCTTTAAGGGCATATTCCAATGCCCCTTCCCCATGTACCAACATCGCTGTCATATCACACCCACAAAACAAAAAGATGATTGCATGATTTACAACGATAAACGGTCTTATGCCCACCACCTTCTCGTTTCTTGTGAGAAACAATTACTGATTGATTACCCTCACATTTTTCTCTTGCCCGACATGAGACCCAAGCCGTATCGCCTTTCTTACTCATTTGTATCTCCTTTTTTGATTATGTAGCACATATACGGAAACCCACAGCCCAATCAACCCTAGAAGCCTTCTGCAATAAAAGAATCTGTCAGATAGCCTCCTATCCGATCAATGAATATCTGAGTTCGTGTTCGATCCTTTAGGAACTCCCTTGATCTAGGGGTTCGGAGGATTTGCAAATCCTCCTTCTCTATTACGGGTAGGACACACCGATGATATTGATCGGTGTCTATTTTGGTATTTCCCATCAAAACATAAAGGGAGGGCATCCCCTTCGATGAATGAGGGAACACTGGGTTCGATTTCCCAGATATAATCTTAAAGACTTCTTCTGCTAACAGATGTGCGTTCTCTCTTGAAAAAAATAATTGGTTCTGCATCCCTTTCCTCCGTTGTTTTTCTTCCTATCAAAGATACCGAGATAGAAAAGTTTTGCAATCCCTAACAAAATAGAGTATTCTCAAAACCGTCTGAGTCTTCTGATAGTTTCTTCCCAGATAGATTGATTGATCCCATATCTCTATGGTGTCTCTTTTGTTTCTGATAGAACTATAATCCCTTAATAGGGTGAGGTGGTTAAAAGTTCCACCCGATTTAGATATGTTCTTTTCCAACATTAAAAATAACCACGATACCTTCCCGAAAGGGAAGCCACTTCTTGATAAGGGTTCGGTATGGAAAACAAATCCGTCCCAATCTCAAGAGTGACCTTTCTGATGACCAAGAAATCCGAGTTCTATTTCTTTGAGAGATGAAAAGAAAGAATAGAAGCCTCACCAGTCAGAAAGAGAACGGAAAGAAGATAATAGAGGGATCTTCTATAAGTTCTTAATTGTATATAGTAATTAGAATTAGAATTAGTATATAGAATTGGTTTGTATCAAATTACAACCAAGCCCAAGAAACCCAAGAAAAATAAGAAACCAAATAACAATGAGAATACGAATAAGAATACAAGTTCTACATAGACAAACACAAAGACTTCTACGGAAATAAAAAACTACTTGCCCATGACTCAATTCCTTTGGGAAGGAATAACCGAAAATAACACCAACCCTTAAATGGGTATGGGGATTCTATTACCTAAAATCAAAGATTATATCTGAAAGGTTCGTTAATCTTTCAATGAGATGACTCTTGTGAGAATAGGAGTATATATGAACAAAACAGAAATAATTAGAAGGTTGGCGAAAGAACACGGAAAATCAAAGAAGGAAGTCCTTATTCTGATTGATGGGTTCATTGGGGCTATCAAAGAATCTATTAAGGATGGGGATAGAGTGACCTTGTCGGGATTTGGTTCATTCACACCCTCTGAAAGAAAAGGATTCAAAGGGGTTGACCCTAGAACAAGAGAACCCTTAGAGATCCCAAATAGAAAGATTGCTTCTTTTAGATGTTCTAGGGCTTTCAAAGAGGATCTCAATGACGGTCAATAAGTTGAGCAAGGATTCTGTTAGTCGATTTGCTCTTGAAAGGTTGAGGTTGAGTGTCAAGGTTCTTTCTTATTCGGCTCGCTTGAATAGAAAAGCAAAAAAGATAGCAAGCAACAAAGCCTTCTTCCAGAAGGAACATATGTTTGTTAGCGAAAATGCAAGATATCATCATCTTGCTTATGCTTTTCTGACGGGGAGACCTTATGGGCTTCTTGAAAGGACAACAACCAATCCCCCCGATTTCCAAAGAGTACGACAACTAATTGTTCAATACGAACCTCAATGTGGATATCATCATTTTCAAATGAAACCCGAATGGGAAGCCGCTTTCCAAGACTGGTTGAATGGCTAAGGAGATTTTTTATGGCAAAGTTATTTTATTTACACCGTGTCGAAGATGACAGTGGGGTCAGTGGCACTGGGAGAATAGCACAAGGAGTCATATTCGATAACGGGAAGGTAGCCCTCACTTGGTTGAGTGACACTCCTTCTACGGGTGTTTATGATAGCATTGGGGATGTTCGTACCATTCATGGTCACGAAGGGAAAACAGAGGTACTCCTCGAACAAGATTGGAAAAGGTCTTTCCACGAACTGAAGTCTGTTCTCGCTAATACCTCTCTGATTGATTTGGCTGTTGAAAAACTCCCAGAGGGTTCAGACACCAAAGATATCATGAAGAAATAATCTCTCTATACTCAAGAGATAGTGACTTTGAAGGAGACCCCTATGAAAAAAGAAGCATTTAACAAAGAGAACCCTATCGAACTGATGAGTCAACTAATGAAAGTCCTCAACCGAGAAGGTTTGGAGGATTCTGTCGATCTTATCAAACGGCACAAGGTTCTGAAAGCAATCAATAACGAATGGCAAAATAGCCGTAGAACTGCTTCTAGTAAGCCCTCTTTCCCTCAAATGAAAAAGGGTGAACGAGTTCCAGCCAAAGTCATCATTATGGGTGACAAGGGTGATAGAACCCAGTCGATATTCCTCAAAGAGGTCGCTGACGGGTATGGTTTCCTTGCTCTCCGAAATGAGCAGTGGGAAGAATCTTGGCGAGATACTTATGACATGTATTTGATAGATATCGACAGACGGGAGGTCGTTGAGTCTTTTGGCACTCATCCCTCTTGGAGGGGCTTCCAGAGTTGGCTCGACAGTCGTATCAATAAAGGCAAGTTCGACCATCTCGGTGGGATGAAATCTGCTTCCGAAAAGAAGGCATCTCCTTCTCTATTTGACCAGTTGGAGTTCGCTTCTGGTTCTGAAAAGAAAAGACTTCTCACCGAGATGTCAGATTACGGTGTCAATATCATGCGAGGACAGTTCGCTGAAATGGGCTTATCCCGACAAGAGCAAGAGGCAGTTCTGTTGTCGGCTCTCAAAGAAGCACAAGCAGCACGACTCAAAGCCAATAAAGATTCTTTGAAAGCCTTTGGGCGAATGAGAATGGTCAAGCACCCCGTAATGGATTCCAACGACAACAAAATCCGTTTGAGCAAGAAACTACGATTCGGTATCTTCTTTCAACTTGTTGGGAAAGGCTTGATCAAGTAGTTTTATCCTCTTAGGACAAGACCAAAGTAATCCTTCACCTCTGGATGCTTATTCAAGAGCCTATGGAGGGATAACAAGATGATCTTTTCATCTGTCGGTTCTAGGTGTTCCCTCAGAATCGTTAATCCCTCTTGGAAGAGAGCCTTCCCAATATAGACCACTGCCTCCAACTCATCTATGTCATCATCATAATAGCCAATTGTGCCAGCGTGTTCCCCTTGCGTGATTAACACCGTGCCGTAATCTTCTCTTGCTATCATAAGCCCTCCCTTGAGGCTCACTATACCCTACAAGCCACCTTCAAGCCACATCACTCTTTTTGATAGTTCATCTTTCATTAAAGACACCAGTGCCATTTGGTCTTCCTCGTATGCCCTCAAAACAATCCACGAGGATAAGACACCAACCACAATCATTTCGTGATCACGAGGTTCTTCTTTTTCAAAGAGATACCACCTCTGAACCATATCTCGGATATCTTGACGACAGTTGCTCCGATAAATATCTTTTTGGTTTCGGTGATGCCATCTCCAAAAAAGACCTAGCCCCCAGTTCTCAAGTCCGAACTTCCAACCAAATGTCTTTATTACTGCCCACAGCATCACTTCTCCTCAATGGTTTGTTCCGTTGGAGGGGTCACTTCACCCTCAGCAACGAATACCGCCACCCAACACAAACCTAGTGCGAGAAAGTTTCTGATGGAAGGTGGATAAAAAAAGTACCATTTCAAACAGAAACTCATCGACATAGATAACGCCATCACAAGGACAGTCGCTTTCCAGACTCCCAACATGTTAACCAAACCCCACCAAGAGGTTAAACCTACGAGCGAACTAAACCAGCCTACATATAACCACCACTCTAAAGGATGGAGTTCCAAACCCCAAACAAACTTGGCGTTCCCTCGAACAAATATCGTTATTTCCAACAACATCAACAAAAATATATACCACGCAATCATAGGTTCAACCTTGAATATCCCATTAAAAAATATCTTTTTCGTAAAAAAAATCCGACTTCACTCTTAGGGGTAATCACGTTTTTTCGCAACGTGAGTATCTCTAGTTCGCCCTACAATCTCGTAGCGGCTTCCTCTGCCAATTGAGATCGAACACCTTGTGAGAAGAAAACAGCCCCAAAGATTTTTGAGCCTTTCATTTTATCACACACATAAGTCAAACCATTTGAGTTCTGATCAAGGAATGGACTATCCACTTGGAATGGGTCACCCATCAGAATGACTTTCGTTCCTTCAGCAGCACGAGTGATGAGTGTTTTGACTTCGTGAGGAGTCAAGTTCTGAGCCTCATCTATAATCATATAAGCATCTGAGATACTACGCCCTCTGATAGAGTTTATGGGTTGCATGACGATGCTTCCCGTATCTAGGAGATATCTCCAGTGAGGTACTTCTTTAGAGGCATACTTCCCTTGCAGTTTTGTCTTGCTAGGGATTAACTGAGACAAGTTGTCAAAATAGGATTCCATCCACGGGGCTAGTTTATCGTCTAGTTCGCCAGGGAGGAAGCCGATGGAGTTCCCCATATCTATGATGGGTTTCGACAACATGATTTTATCGTAGGGGTTATGCAGTTGGGCTAAAGCCCCAGCGAGAGCCAAGATGGTTTTCCCCGTCCCCGCTTTCCCTACAAGGCAAATAAGTTTGATGTCGGGGTCAAGCAGAATATCAAGAGCCATTCTCTGTTCGATGTTTCTAGGCTGGATTGTTGTACTGAACTCTTTAGCCACTGGCACGAGAACTCCCTCAAGGTTTCTTGATAAAAATGTCTTGCCCTCAGCATGTGAAATGTAAAACTCATTTTCTAAGGGGTCATCAACCCACTCATCTGCTTCAACTTCCAGTTCTGGGATGTACAGTTCGGCAGAGTATTCTATCTCACCCAAATCACGGAAGCCTTTATAGACTTCACTGACCAAGACTTTATTGGTTTCGTAATCTTCTGCGATTAAACCTTCTCCCTCTGCAAGCAAGCGTAAGTTCAAGTCTTTCGATACGAGAATAACTTCCTCGTAGTTCACTTGTTCATTCAAGGCACTTTGAAGTATCCACAGATCCATTTTTCGGGGATTGTTAGATTCTTGGAGGGCTTTTATTCCACCTTCCCCACCAGTAGTTCCAATCACCTTGACATTGATGTCTTGAGTTTCCAGATGAACTCCTTCACGAATGTTTCCTAGTGCATGAATATTCTGGATAGTTCGTGAGGCACATCTCGAAGCATAAGCCACATTGGGCTTGTTCTTCTTCTCTTTCAAATCATCTAGTTCGACAATGACAAAGATAGGTATGGCGATATCGTTTCCGATGAACTTGTAAATACAATCGGGGTCGTGGATTAACACCGATGTGTCAATAACATACAATTTTTTCAAAAGATTCTCCGTTTTGGGGGTTACAACAATTAAGGGTCTGTATAGGCAAACAACCATTTGACTTTTTCTCAGATCACCTCCTAGACAGTCTCTCAATGAAAAAAACCACAAAGGGATAAATGTGTTATACTTGCCAAAGTAATAACTTTCATGGAGGTGACTTATGTTGCTATTTTTACTCACTCTTGCTTGTGGCGAGAAAGAATTAGAAGACACTGCTGCTGAAGAAACTGAAACCACCGACACTGCCGAAGAATCTGATTCGGGTGCAGAAGGTGAAGACACTGGTTCTGACACAGCAGAGTAATCTGTAACTTTCACACAGCGAAAGCCCTTCTTTACCGAAGGGCTTTTTTTATGGTTTTCCTACCATTCACAGTGGCGATATAAAACAACTCCTCTGAATCATAGATTTTACAACCCTCCAACAACACCCTCAACTCTGTGAGCATATCCCCATCACAGAAAGGCTTGTAGATGTCGTGTATGTTATCTGAACCTATCCCTACCACCAAACCATTGGCAATGAGTTCATCGACTGGGGTGAGAGCATTATGGAACGGCATTAGGGTTTCATTGCGAGGGTGATCAAGCCAAGCCGTAGGACAAGCCACGAACATCAAGCCCGAATCCTTCGCTAGGTTATAAACCCTTTGTCGGTATGCTTTTGGGTGTGTTGCGAGGGAAATACAGTGGACAGCCGTGACCCAACCTTCCATACCGAACTGGATTGTCTTCCGAGCCAACTGCTCGGTTTCCTTTTCGGTCGGACTATTGTTTTGGTCGACATGAACATGGAGAGGTAAATGAGCGGCACGAGCCATTGAACAGACGGTGTCAAGGTGTCTATCTGTATCTTTATCTGCTTTTGGGAGTGACCCAATGACATCCAACCAACCTTCTGTGAGGCATTTTTCCAATAATCTTCTAGGGTAGTTTGGGACAATCCCTTTCAATGTTTGGGAAGCGATAGAGAGTTCCACTCCGATTTCTTTTGCGAACTTCTTTGCTCGGACTGCTCCTCGGATGGCTCGCAACTCCACGATGGGGTCGATATCCACAAAGGTCGTCACCGAACTAACCCCTTTTTCTTGTTGTGTTCGGAGGGCGTAGCAAATCCTTTGATAGTAATCTTCTTCACTGCTGTTCTTCTTCACCTCATCAACCAGTTCCCATTTTTTCATGAGGGGTTGCTTGGTGAGAATCATATCCATCTCAGTCACCGTGAAGGCTCTATCTAGGTGTGCGTGAGCATTGAAGAACCCACCACTTTCCGAGATCCTTCTTCTGAGATTTCCTAAAGGATTATACATTTTAATCTCCGTTGTCTTTTCGGAGGGCTTTGTTTTCTTCTCTAACCCTATCTAGTTCTCTGGTTGTCTTCTCTAGTTCGTTCTCTAGTTCTTTTACCCTTCGTTCTGCTTTTCGGATTTCAGTTTGAAGTTTGATGAACATTTCCCACACGATTCCCCCTCTTTCTAATATAGGGAGAGAGAATAGAAAAATTATACAGAAAAGTTCCACTTAAAATGTATGTGGTCAAAACCTTCAAGTGTCGAGGGGTAGCAAAACACAGATGTCATGTCAGCGTAAGCCGACAAAGGGATAAGTCTGTCAGCCGATCTTTTAGCATTTCTTTCCAGACACACATCTCTATTTGTATCCAAGAAGACAATCCCAATAGGGATGTTACTGTCGTGTTCTCGGATTTGGTGGATAACTTCTTTTCGCAATTCCTTCCCAACAAGGTCAGCATCCACAATGTAAATGACCCACTCTTTGTTGTGCATCTTGACCCATGTCGTTTTGCCCGATGCTGGTAATCCCGTAACGAGAACGACTTTGTCGAAGATTCTTGCTTTGAGTGCCTTCTGCAATTCATTGTAAACAGAAAGCCAAGCCGAAGAACTTCTTTCCTTTGTGTGTAAGTATGTTCCATCTTGAAGATATAAATAATCATCTGGTTCTAAAATCATTGGCTTGCCTCCCTATGCTTTACCCTAACTCGATTATTGATAGAATCGTGCGGTTGCATCTTTTTAAGTTTTCCGTATATATGAGGAAGCAATCAAAAGATAGGAGGTCGTTATGACTAGGAAAGAAAAAAAATCTCTCAAACAACAACTCAAGCAACTCTCTGGAGTTCGTGGTGAAATGCGAAGAAGCCACTTTGAAAATGGTGGTGACATGGCTTCTTGGAGAGGAACACACACCGTCATCCCAGACAAGAAAAAGAAGAAAGACAAAGGTGCTTGTCGGGGCAAATGGGGCTGACCTTTATAGAGGGCTTGGGAGTAGGATCGCTTCTAAGCCCTCTTTCCGTATAAGAACCAACAAGGAGAATGAAAATGGATTTAATGCAATGTGCTTGGTGGCAATTTGGTGGTGTCAAAACCTTTTCAAATCGCTTTCAGAATGCTTATACAGTCGAAGGGATTTTCTGTTGGGAAATAGATGGGAGGGAGGATTGGCTTCTATTTTCAGATGGGCAAGGTCTGTTTGAAATCGGTGCAAAAGGACTCCCTATCTATCACGATATCACCTCACCGATTTTCCTTGAAATGGTGGCATATATACATCGTGAAGATTGGGTCGATTGGGTGCTAGACGAAATGGATGCTCTTTGGGAAACCACTCTCATTGACGAGTTCAATATTGACGAGGACTATAACACCCCAGAGATATGCGATGCTGCCTACGAATGGCTACCACATGTCTTACCCGACACTTATGCGAAAGTTTTCCCGAACGAGGAACTCATCCGTAAACTTGCAATTGCTTTCTTCATTGACCAAACGAACCCACAAACTATCAACTTTGACAAATAGGAACGAAAATGCCCCCAAATAAATATATAACCCATGAACTCCAAACAGAAATCACCAAACAAATGAAAGTTGCAACTTTCACATGTTCTTTTGAACTTGTGGGGGGCATCCCCCGACAGTTTGAGGTCGTAGTTCCCACACAATCATTTTCAACCCCTACTTTCGAGGACTACGGGCTATTCCAACAGACTGAAGT